ACTGTGCTCAAACAGAGTTTTGCCGTCCTTCACTCTGCCTAACGACTTCACCGCAACGCTTAGGCGCTCCAGTGACCTCGCCAAATTCAGCATAATCCGCTCTCGCATTCGTTCAGTCTCCATTAGCGCACCCACCCTTTCAGAATCCAACGTCGTGGCCGTAACATTCGTACGAGCAATACAGATGAGGCGCGACGATGTACGCCTTCTCTTCTTCGACTTTCTTGTGGCAAAACTCGCACTCATGGAATCCGTCGAATGGTTCGTAAGTCGCTCCAGCACCATTTGTCGGGAATTGCTTCATGCTAGGGTCAACAATCGTTCCATCTGGCTTCTCGCACCACCAATGCGCCTGCTTTCCCCACACAGGGCAGTAGTAGTGCCCACGCATGAGTTTAAGTGTCGGGTCGGAGGAAATGGCCTGCTCGCACAGTTCCTTGCACTTGCCGCGAAACTCCATGTAGTCACTCATTGCCCCACCACCTTCTGGAGTTCGGCCCCGCGCTCGCAGCGTTCGTAGCCCATAAGGTCTCGCTTCTCCTGCGTATTCTGCCTGTAATTGCGGCAATCACGGCAAAGCTCATCATGCTCTTTCAAGGTCGCTCGCGCAGCGACTTGGGTGAGAAACGGCTGGATTATGCTCGCAGCAAGAGATACCTGTTCAGCGTTTACAAATAGATGCCCTGCAAGTTGCTCTGCTTCGTCCCGCAGATCGTCATTCGCCGGTGGTGGGGCGTCGCAAATATGCTCATCAAATGTCTTTGGCGTAGTGAATATCATGCCGCACTTCTCACAGAGTTTTTCCCACATCGTCCGCTCCTCTCATTCCCCTGCCTGTGCAAACTGGCTCGCAGCCGTTTGCTCTATCGCATACCTACAATCCCGCAACGCTTCCCTTGTCGGCTTCTCCCATGCTTTCATCCACTCGCAGGCTTCGATTATCGCCAGTTCGCGGACGAGAAAGGCTTCTGTACTGCGAAGCTCCGCAAGAGTTGGCTTGTGCTCGCTCACCTAGAATCCGTGGTGCTGCGCCGCCGCTCCGCCTTTGTGACTTCACGCGCCAGCAGCTTCGCAATCTCTTCCCGCGTATAGTTCGTGATGAGCGCCTTCTCGTCCGCCCATTTATTCACGACCTCTCTGGCTTCGCTCAGTTCCATGTGCTCCCCTTTCTAGCCGTGCAGCCTACTTCCGATCTTCCACCGACGGAATACACTTCCCATTCACTATCTTATCGTGCGGGAAGAAGCCACAAGTATTATCCTCTTCACCGCTATCAATCTCTACGATGCAATGCTCTATTGGCGCTACCTTCTTTACCGCATCATGCGTCAACACATGGTACAACATGATCGAGTCCAAGACGCAAAGGAATAGCAACGCTATCCCCTCAAACGCCATGAACCCGATCATTATTGCGCGATAGTGTTCATCAATGAATCTGCAAACGCGATTCATTAGCTCACTAAAGCTGCACGCTTGGGCGTAGGACCAGCGGGAACCGCAACTGCCTTGCTCGTATTGGGATTAATCACAGTGGCATCCGAATTGTCCACGTCCACGACAAGGTAGAAATTTACGTTGCCGGGAGTATTCCGGTGCTGCCAGTTGTAATTAATCGCTTCCAACGCTTCCTCATTTGAATCGAAAGTCCCAAACACCCGCACACTTCCATTCACTCGAATCAGAATTGCTGTAAACATTTCCTTTTTCTCCTTTTAAATTTGAAACGAACTACTCCGCACTGCACTTAGTTAACGAAACTCTGCTCCTGCTCTGCTTGTTGCGCTTGCTGCGACGGTGCCGGGTTAATATCTTCCGCCACTGTAAACACCGCTGGCAAATCAGCCGTAATTTCCACAAGCCGATATTCCTTCGCGGCACGCTTCACTTTCCCCAACGTTTGCCCCCGTTGCCGGAACTTCCGGTAAGCCTCAATAACCTGCTTCCCGGCTTCCTGCGATGGAACGGGACCAATTGGACTTGCCGATCCGTCCTCACGAACTAGTACAACGAGAAAAGTACTCCCAACTGTATCCATTACTTCCCTCCCTCTGTCTTCGTGCGGAAAATGAAAAGCTTCTTATCCCGCTGCGAAACCTTCAACCCCTTGAACCGATCATCATGCTGCAACCGATATTGCAACGTAGCGTAAATCGAACTAAGATGCCGCTGCCCATGCGACGTGCGAATAACAATCGTTTTATTCCCCGGCAAAGAGATAGCCGCGTTATATAATTGCGAATACCTCGGATCAGCCGTGAGAGCAATCGGTAAATTACTCCGGTCCACTACGTCGAATTGAAACTTCGGAAGTTCTTTCTTAACCGCAGTTGTACCTTGAAATTCAATTTCCATGTTTGTATCCCCCTTCTAGGATGCCGGAAGTATCTCACATCCGGTAAAATTTGTCAATAGGAAAATTAAATAATCTTGTCTCACCTCCTTTCTCGTGTTACGATGATATCTCGTTAGGTAGCACAGCACGTCTATCCGGGGGCAGTGAGAAAATGGAACTTGCTGCCCCTTTCCATTCGGAGAAACCCGCAATGTCCAAGAATCCTTTCATTATTGAAACCATCTTTCCCGCCCGTGAAGTCCATCTATTCGTCGGCCCCTCTGGTGTCGGTAAAACACGCTTCCTGTTCCAGCTAATTGCAGACTGGGTACAAGGAAAACCGATCTTCGGCCATAAGTCCTACCCCGTACCCTTCGTATATGTTTCCTGCGACCGTTCCCTAGATTCAGTAAACCGCACTCTCGAACAGTTAGGCATAACCACCGAAATTCCCCGCTTCTCTCCGGTGGATATGGAATACATGGAAACGCTGGACACTATACTCAAGAAAGTAGAAAGCGACTTCCCGGAATCCCGCGTTCTCTTCATCGAAGGTATTGCCTCCCTTGTAGACGGCGGTAAAGTTAACGACTATCACATTGTCTCTCGCTTCCTGAAGCGTCTAACGCGCCTCTGCAAAAAGAATGATTGGACGATTATCGGCGTAGGTCACGCGACTAAAACGAAAGAGAATGAACGCTATCTAAATCCCCGTGAACGCTGCCTCGGCTCCGTAGCATGGGGCGGTTTCTCCGAAACCGTCGTCATGCTGGACTCCGTCGATCCCGGAAATAAGGAAAAGTTCAAATACCGCAACGTTTATCTCCTTCCTCGCAACGCACGCGAAGAAATGTACGAAATGGAATTCGACAATGGCATCCTTACCCCGGTCCAATCGAAACCCGAAGTCTATGGCCAAAACAAGATAAAGAATTTTGTATATTCCCTCTCCCAAGGAGAAACCTTCACGTTTGACGAAGCCTACGGTCATGCCACCGCAAGCAAGTCTTACACCTACAAAGTACTAGGCGAACTAGAACAGATAGGCGTCGTGAAACGTATCAAAAGCGGTCTCTACTGCTTCACTCCCACTTCCTCCCTTCTCCAATAAAACCTGCCGTCACACAGGGGGAGGACTAGGTTGAAAAACCTAATAAATAGTATATTTCTCATAAGGTTAGTTGAATTCAACCAAAATTCAACCAATTCAACTAAAAGACTTGGTTGAAACATGGTTGAATAATGGATAAAGCTTGTATGATGAATAGCTTGCAGCCATTTTCAACCTGAGCTAAAAGGGGGTGTGGCGTCAAAAAGTACTAGGACCACACCTCCCGCAGATACACCGTGTACCTCCCTACTAAATATCCAACTCCCGCTCCAATCCCAAGACACAGGATGAAGTAGAGAATTAGTGTAAAAATGCGGTTAAGAATCTCTCTCACGGTATCTTTCTTGCCCTCTAGGAACCAATATGAGCGCCGATCTCCCCTGCCTAGACCGAATACACTCCCTCCCCACCCAAAAACCCGTCCAATCGAAAAACTTCCACTATCTCCCGCGAGGACAATACACTCTTCCCCTTGTACTCCACTCCCTTCGGCAATGGGATAAGCTTCTCCCAATATCCACGCCTCACGAAGTTTATGGCACTCACAGCGAAGTGAACATCCTTGCCGCGAATCTCAAACTCCTCCGCAAGGTAGTTCCGTAGGCTCCCCACCAGTTTATTTGTCATTTCCCTTTCTCCTTCCTTATCTCCGCGAAGTCCTTATCCAGTCTCTTCAAATAATCCTCCTGCTTCGTGCTCTCAATCGCGCTCTTGCAATAGTTCTTATGGATAAACTTCTTTGCGTCCGCATACGTATAGTCACACGCCATCATTAGCGCGGCTATTGCCGTGCCCGTGCGTCCATGTCCACCGATACAGAACGCCAGCATCTTTTGCTTGCCCTTCTGCAATTCCGCGACTAAATCCAGCCAAAACTGCGCAGGCAAATCTCCCGGCACTCCCTGATCCGGCCAATCCATCTCAATTTCCGTCGGTCCCTTCATATACTTCTCGAACCACTTGAAAGGAACCTTATGCTTATACGTTACTGGCCCCATATTGGCGCAATTGAGAATCACGTCAAACTCGCCAATACTGTCCATACACGCATGCTTTGTCCCAGCCCAAATACTCCATGTCTTCCCGTCAACAATCATTTGCGGCTTATGGCTGCAACTCTTGTAATAAGTCGTCCCTCCGGTCCAGCCATTGTATCCACTGTATCCGGTACCCCCGGCAGGCGTAACAGAATCGTCCGCATCCTTGTTAATTCCCATATACTCCTTGCACGCACACCCCATACGCTGGCACTGTCCATCTTTCCGATCCTTCGTCAGTGCATGAGCGAATCTCGTATGCCCACACCCTTGCACAGTACACACTTCTTTCCCGTGCTCGACGTGTTTCCCGCCTCCTACCGCACTCGTGCTGGCATTCATAATTACTCCTTCCAAATCAAATTGTTTACACTTACACTTCTTGCATCCATATGGCCAAGATTTTTCATGCTTCTTTTCCGTATGCTTGCAGACACACACCCGCTTCGTACCCGTCTCCGGTTCATCGTTGGCAAGCTCCCGCACAGCCGTATCCACTCCGCACATACAACCTTCCGATAGACACACTCCAGTATCGGCATTGTGCATATATGCCGGATGCAAACAGTATGCACACTTCAACGCTACCGTCTTGCATCCGCATCCGGGAACATTACAGTCTTTCGTATCCGTATGAACGTGCAGTGTATGCCCACACGTACAGATATTCGAAACGATAATCTTCCCGACTTCTCGTAATGTATCCACTGGAACCGCAGGCTTCTCTTCCGGTACAACTGTTGGATCATCCGCTAGACTCACATCATCCCCCTTGAATTGTTTACACTTACAATCGTCCCGCCAGCAGGGGGTATCATCATCCCCCGCGTCGTGCCAGATAAACTCGTGCCCGCAGTTAGTACAATATGTCGTATCCGATATTGTCGTCATTTTATCTCCTCAAGCGGCAACACTTTCAAATCTCCCGCGTACCATCCATCATCCTTCTTTACCAGTAGAGCATACTGCGTATCCGATCCGGCAAGTGAACCCGCCGTAACACTCTCCGAACACGCTTTATTGTACATAGCCACAGCACTCACATGCTTTGGATTCGCAACATCCAACGATACATCTTTCGTCCAATAAGGATGGTGACTAGTTTGATATCCATTATGGTACTGGACATGGATACTAGTTCCCTTCATCTTCCCATTCGCCGTCCGATACTGCCCATCGGTAATGATGCGTTTCTTCGGCGGTTGTGGCGCGTACTTACAACTTGGATGATCCCCGGCTAAGTCTACAAACTTCACCCCACAATGCGGACACTGATCGCAATCGCAATCGTCACTCTCATTCCCGCATGACTTGCACACATCCACTACATGCCCAGTTTTCCCCGATACGATATTAGCCTTAGCTCTCTTCGCTTCCGGCGTGTCTTCGAACGTTTCCACCTTCGCTCCGAGATTGAATACCCCCAGCAATACCTTCTCATTCCTTGCAATATCCTCCTTCACCTTGTAAATAACTGGCCCAGCCATACTCACCGCATACACTGGCTCCTTCGCGGTAATAGTCATCTGATCCGTAGTCATAAACTTATTAAATCCCCATCCGCCGTTATGCGCGGAATGCACTAATTGATTCAGTTCCTCAATCGCTTTCATCGGATCGTTCCCCAACAGCGCGTTATACATCTTCGCCGCATGAACGATAAAGTTATACCATGCTTTCCCCCCGAATCCCCCACTCTTCCAATGTTCGAAGAGAAAGTCCTTGAGGTACTTAGTCATCAATGCCCGTGAACTTTCCTCCGATACCTTATTCCACAGTTCCCCGTACACCGTCTCGCGGCCAAGATGACTGGACTTTAGGTGTCTACATTCTCCCCCCGCCGCAATGAACGCCAGCCGATACGCCGCACCCATGCCAGCACCCAATAACGTATCCTCCCGTCCTTTCCATATCAGAGCATGATGCAACGCGGCCAACATGAGATACATTGCATCCGGGTATGTCATCTCCTGATTCAATCCCTGTATAAACCCGGCTTTCAAGCCATCCAAATCAAACTCCCGTATCCGATCCTTCGTCGGCTCCAATATCTCCCCCACCTTCGGCTCCCGCGATATCATTAACGGCACCCGATTCAATACCGCATGGATCGCAAAGTGACTCGCCATTGAACCGTTTGGATGATACACCACGGTCCCCGGCGCAATTTTCTTCATCGTCTCTTCCCACTCAAGCAAATCGCCTTGCGCGAGCAATACCCTCTCAACCTTCGTCGGTTCCGGCACAAAGTCAATAGCCCCTTGCTCCAATTTCGGTCCATCCCTCAATTGAACCATCTGGAATTGGAAACTACCCCTATTCGTGCTGGGAGTACCCTTCGTCCACAGTGTCTCGACATATGGCGCGGAACGAATACCCGCTTTCTCTTTCAACTCACTTGTACCCTCTCCCCACATGGAAACGTACGCCTGCAATAAATCCCCGCTAACGGGTATCGTTATCGCAGAGCTGCCGCCCGTAGCCCCATCATGCCCCTTGCCAATCGCAAAGTTCCCTTCCGTCCATATACCCGAATATGGCGCATCAATGAACGGCATGCACACTAGTTCCGCATCCGGGTCAGCAGCTAACGCTTCCGCCCGTACTTTCTCCGCTTCCTCTACAGTCTTCACGAGTCTTGAATCCACGAAACCGTGCCTCGGTCTCATGGGACATGGCCGCACGAACTTCCCCACCATTTGTCCCACAGGCAAGTCCTTAGCCGATCCCCCGATAAACTCCGGTATAGGCAATCCGACACTCGCCAGTGCACTTATTCCTTTCCCCTTTTGTGTCTTGAATTCATAAATCGTCAGCTTCTCATTCTCGCCTACCACGCTATAGCCAGCGCGTTTGTAAGCTTGAGCGCAAGAGGAGCATAGTTTTTCCAATCCCCTCCCGCCACGTCCCCTTTTAGCCGCTTTGAATCCCGTTCCCTTCGCGTACTTGCTTCCGCAATTGGAGCAAGGAATCCATGCGTACTTCGTCTCAGCAATTCCCCCCGGATTGCCATATCGCAGAAACTTAATACCATCCAGCAATTCCGCATCCGTTATCTTGGCGGGTTTGTGGTTCGAGCACCAAATAGTTGTACCCCCGTACTTCTGCTCACTATCCAAATAGACATATCCACTGTGTGCTGTCTTCCCATTCGCTCCCACTTCCCCGGTCTTCTCGCAATAAAACTCCGAGCCAATCGCGTCCCTATGCTCTTTCGCTAGTTCGTAATCCTTCCAGTTCACAACCGTACTCTTGTACGCGACAGCCTTAGCCACACTCGCACTATTCCCCTTACCCGGCGAGACATAATCCCATACCATTCCCTCATGCTCCGGGAGTAAATGGTTCATGCACACGAAAACTAAATTCGCTTTAGAAAAGTGATAAATCTTCCCCCAGTGATCCGTTGTCCCATCGGCTCCCACACTTCCCGATTCGCAAAAGTATTTGCTATTCTGCGAATCCGAGTGTTTATACGGGTCAGCATGCGCCTTATACTTCCCTTTCTTCGCCACAATTTTCTCAGCCACAGTGGTAGCTACCTTTTCCGTCGCAACCTTATCCCATGCCGCCGTGTAAATCTTGCTCAATGGCACGCCACTCAGCAGATCAATCGCAACCGGACCTGTGCCAGCAACATCCCCAGCTTTCGGTTTCAATTCCACATACCCATTATTCAGGTAAAAAGGCTTATGTTGCTGGCACGCATAAATACCCGGCGTGGTAGATTTTGCGCTATAACCCAACGGCTCCAACTCCCCCGCATGCTTCCCATAAACCCCAGCCGTGCTACACGGACAAATTTTACTTGGCATAAATCCTCCCTCATTTTTCCACGGACATACTACCAGATGCGCGAAACGTGTCAAGAGTTATTTTTAGAACAGACTATATACCCGGTCTGTCGGCGGTATGGCGGAATCGGTTAAGCCGATCCCCCGTGTATCCCGTGCTACTTCATGGACGCGACAGCAGTTTCATGTGCCCCTAAACTCACCGCAATAACGTACCTAACCCCCGGCTTAGACTGAGGACTTCCCCCATCCCACAGTTTCAACCGCTTGATCCTACGCTTCGATTGCACGAAGTCATACCAATGCGAAGACTTCTTACCACCTTCCGATCCCAACAATGTCTTACCTCTTGGACGTGCCATATTTGTATCCCTCTCTCAATCAATGTTTATGCATCGGCGCAAACATCCCTGCGAGTATCAATCCATACAGAATCCACGCGAGCAAAACTCCCCACCATTCATTTTTCAATTTCCCGTCGCAAGCTTTCTCTGAGCACACTTTTGCTACTCCTGTCCCATTCATGCGGATGATTCCCCCTTACGTGCATGAAAAATAGTCTAGTCTCCCCGTTCACGATAACCGCACCGCAAAACGGGCATTTAATCGTTTGCTGTTTCATACTCCCTCTTTGATGCGATACCGTGGAAATAGTTACACGTTACGGTCTGCTTGTCAAGCTCTTTTCCCCGCGCACGACTGCGAGGAAATGTTCCGCATTGAAACGCGAATTCTCTTTGTGCAACTCCAACGCTACTTCCGTCGCCGCGAACACGATCCCCGCTTGCATCCTAGGCTCCGTCACATTCGCATACGCCGCATTCAATCCCCGTGCGATCCGAATATAATCCTTGCGTGTCATAACTACCTCCCATTCCTGTGATAAATAGATTCCAACAATTCCGGTGAATCCAATGCAGAAAGCATTCTCTGTAACTCACTGCTAATCGCTGGGCGAATATCTTTCCAATACGGCTCATCTAACGCTCGCGCGAGTACAGCAATTGCATTCTCCGCACGCAAACGATTCCGTTTGATTCTTAACGCCACTTTCTTATCCATGAAATTACCTCCCTACAGTTCCCACTCATGGAAACTGTAGGCGGGTAACTCCCGCCGCAAACTCAAACCAATTTGTTAACAAGCTTGGAAAGGTACGGAACGATTCCCACCATTCCCCACACTTCCGCATACTCGCCATTTCGAATGTCAACGAAAAATGCGGCATAGTTTCCCGCATCCTTGCCCAAGTATTCCCGAATTGCCTGTACATCCTGCGAATCTGTGATTAGTTGTAAATGCTGGCCAAGATTCGCAACCGTCCTCATCTTATTTGTGCTTAGAATCATCGCTAATCCCCACTCTCAATAATCGCGTCACTCATGCTCGCACCGATCCAATCTAGACTACGTTCCGCGAGCGCAAGGAAAGCAATCGGATGCCCGGTTATATGAAATATCGCATAGCCCACAATCCCCGCGACAATAAACCCCGTAACCCGTCGCGCGAGAATCTTCTTGAAACTATGCTTCGCATTCGCGCACACTTGCACCACACGATTCCGTTTGCGCGACATTAGTACACCGCCCAAGCATCCGTACCGCGAGGCAGTCTCTTCACTCCCATAACGCGTCTCAATTCCGCGAGAAACTCCGTTCTCGTAACTGGCCGATCCATCCAATACGGTTTGGACGCACGCATATTACCGATTGTATACACCCATGCTACGTTTTTCATTTGATTATCCTTTCCGGGATTAAATACCTCCCATTGGCCAGCACACGCATGCACTGGCCTAGCGAAGTACTCAAGTATGAGTTAACGTGTTAGTTCACTACTTCGCTAAACTTATCCCCGCGAGAAAACTTTCCCGCCTCAGTAATCACGGCATAGCGAGTATCATTCTCCCGTTCAAGCAAAGCTTTCTTGAAAACAAACTTCGCCGCTGGCAACGTTAATTGCTGTCCTAGAATCTGTAACACTTCCTTATCCACGACAGACACTTCTAGAACATCATAATGATGCAACATTGTTTCCTCCCTTTAGAGAATAACTCCCAGTGAGCGTACTCCAGCTTCGAATACGCTCTAGCGAATTACTCCGCTCCCTCAGCAGCCGAATAGATGATCCCCTTGTCTATCATCTCAATTGCCGCGCGGCCATAACTCCCCTGCAATTGCCATGCTAGCCCAGTGTCTACAAGCTTCTGAAACAATTCCGCTACTTCCTCATCATTTAATTCCCCATTCTCGAACGCGATAATCTTCCCCGTGATATCGTACTGACTCGCCTTGTGTGCCATGTTTTCCTCCCTTTCAATTGTCCATTAGATGCGTCATACCCCGAAAAGTTACAGCGTCAAACCAATTGACTAACAGACTCAATTCGTTGCACCAATACCGCCTCTTGATGATTCCGCGTCTTTACCTCATCCGCAATTGCACGCACATCATTCTCTCGATCCGTATCAATCTCAATTGCGAGACTCTTCTCGCCTATCCCTTTCCAATACCCCAGCATAGGAATAATCGAGAATGCGTCAAACTTCCGTTTGAGTATCGCCACAATTCCCTTTCGATCCTTATCCTCAGTGAGAATACGATATGTCATTTCGCGTCATACCTCCTCATCCTCAATTCCCTCTTTGCTTCCTGTAATCGTGCATTATCCTCCGGCGAATTGAGAATGGACATTGTACTCAACGCCCGGACCATATTCTTCAATTCCCATGTAGCACGCGCAAGCATAGGTCTTCCCAGTCGCCTAGCGTCGTCCTGAATTGTTGACATTATCCTTTGGCCTTTCCCATACCAGCGTGATACCGCTTACCAGTACGATAAGTACGATAACTGCTATCGTGAGCATGTTCCCTCATTTTCCGACACGCATAGAGCGTATCATCGGAGAATCCTGTCACAATTCCCCTGTGATACGTTCTATTGCTTCACATCCTCCGGTTTGCACGTCGCCTCAATCCATGCGCCATTGCTACCCTTAATCCTCACAGTGACGCGATTGCAATCCGTCTCTTGCTTCGCCAACAGAGTAAATATCTCTTTGGCCGCCATCAGCGCCATTCGCTCACAACTCATAGCCTGCCACTTTTCCGCAAGCTTCCCGAAACGTTTCTCAAAGTAACTCCCAATGTACTCGTTATTGAGTACGTATCCTTCAGGGGTTAACCGTGTGTCATTCGCGTCAATCTTCACATACCAATGATAAACGCGCGTTCTCATGGCCGCACACTTGCACGGGTTAACTATCATATTCGTTGCGTGTGTCTTGCCGCTACGTTCAAGACTCAATTGCATAAACTTCGATCCTCCTCTTTATCCTCAGATTTGATTCGTTAGACGAATCGAACGTGATACCCTCAGATACCACGTTTGCCGCGTCTAGCGTATCCACGCCATAGCTAGGATGCACGCAATAATCCAAAGTAACAGTTTCAGCGCTGGCCGTCCGACGTTATCCCACATGATACCTACTCCGCGCGTATGCCGTCGCATCCTCTGCCTGATAGCTCGGTCCACCGTCCCATGAACCGCGAACGTGGGCAATGGGAATAATCTCCCGTGTCGGCAATCCCTGAATTCCCGTCAACGTCCCTTGCAGTCTCCGCGCCACATAGCACGCATAGAAACGATGCCAATTTGCATTCTCAGATTCAATCTCCCGCCGATCCTGTCCAGTCTTTTCCATGTCCAGAATCAATGAATGATGCGCATCCGCCGCGTCCCTCAAAGCATTCTCCAATACCGCCTGCATTGACTTTTCCATGATATCCTCCTCACCCGCGAAGTATCGCGGTATCGGCATAATATACCGGGGAAAATTCCTGTCAAGTACCAATCTAATCCCAGTTGCAAACTAGTTGCAACTAGACGAAAATAATTGCGCTAACTTGGCATCTTACATGCAAGTGTGTCCAAACGTACACAGTTATACAATAAAATGTATATTGTAAGTGTGTGAAAATAGGGAAGATAAAGTCACTTAGAATCAATCGGTTAGGGGAGTGTAATAGTTGTACATCCAAACTTCCCGCCACATTACCCGTGTATTTTCTACACGATCCGAAATAGCCGCTATATAGCACCAACGGCGCGTACGCTCAGTACGTAGGGTACAGCGACCAGTGGGCGTCCGTCTCTACGCTCGACGCGCCCTTCACGCCTCGTGTGGCGTCGTGGCTAGGACAATAAAGGGAAAGACCCCCAGTGGGTATGGATGTACGTACTTGACCGTGTAAAATTTTCCTAAATTTATATCACTAGGAAAAATGGACACGACGCTCTCATTTCGTAAGTTTACGGGCACCGCAACGGCGGCAATTTGGATATTTTTCGTCCCAAAGGTGGTCGGGGAAGTAGTGGGAGCCGTCGTGGGTAAGGATTGGAATTTCTGGATAGAGCATGCGCCAGTAGGTGGCGTTATGCCCAAATTGGACGATGACGCATTTACCTAGGATCGCTACAGGATTCATAGTAGAAGCAGGAGATACAGTGATATTTGCATCGTTCATGGTATAGTTCCATCCCACAATTGGGACAGATGCGGGGAGATTGGCCGAGGTGGTCTATATTGCATTCGGGGGAATTGGGTTTCGTCGTGAGGAAAAATATTATTTTCTTCAAGTATCCGTACATGAGTTGCATGGTAACTTACTTTAATGCTAACGTGCAACTAGAATGTTCCAACATATCGAGAAGCGTCATGTTGAGAACGCCGCCAAGAATGTGCGGCAATTCATTCGCGGGATATCACCGGAGGTTAAGGAGAGATTGTCGAAGGTTAGTAACTTCTTCCACGAGGATAAGTCTTGGGAAGTAGCATGTGCGAGATGGGAAGAGATTATCATTAACGCGATACTTGCCGATGCGGATGAGGATAATACGAATCTTCATGCAAACGTAATGGGCATACTTTCGCTAATGTTCGCAATTGGTTTTGATTCAGGATTGCAGTACGCAGCCGATAGTGAGGTAGAGAAGCTTCTAAAGGAATCCAATGGAAAACATTCCTCGTAAACCCGGAAGGCCGTCGAAGTATCCTGCTAATTGGACGAACGCGCAAAAGCAGGCTGCACGCAGAATGGCGAAGCTCGATCATCCGCTGGATGATTTAGTCCCGCCGCCAAATCTTGAAGCGAAGTTTACGATATTCAATTACAGTAAGGTAGAGGTAGCGGATTATCTCGCTCGTGTAGTCTTCGGCCACCACATGGATTATGCCGAGGCTATAAAGTTTCTCCGTCCCAAGGCTGACATGGGAGATTGCGTTGCGCTGGCAGCGGATATGGAGAATAATGAATATGTACGGGCTGCTATGGAGAGACTATTTAAGTCTCTAGGCATTGACGATGAAAGCCGTAAGCAGTTTGTACAGGAAATCTGGAAGTGGTTTTATGGTAGCGATACCGATTTGAAACTCCAAGCTTCCCGTGTATTGGCAAAAGTCTTCTTTGGTGAAGACAAGCAACAACCCGCTGCTGAATCCTTGAAGATTGAAGGATTAGAGGGCGGGTTGGAACGTATGTTCTCGCAAAATCAACGTGAGCCGGAAGTAGCGGAAGTTCGGGATGAACCGGAAGTAATTGAAACTAACGCTACGTATATTATGAAGGGTCGGCACGAATAATGTTTGGAAGCATTCCAGCTAGTCGCGGAGTTAATAGCACGTATAGTCCGGCAAGTAGTATTCCCAGTGAAGGTGGTCAGTCGCCGCAGTCGGAAATGAGACGCGGTAATGAGCGTCCACAGGTAGGCTGGCGAAATAAAGGAAACGCAGGCAATTCTGATGCTGGCGGCGGTTCGAAATTCAATATGAATACTCCCCGTGTTTCTGGCGGTGGAGTTATCGGTCCTCCAATGGGCGGCGGTCGAGTGAGGATCGGAATGGATAGACTCTAATGTGGCAAAGAAATAAAAACACGACAGTATACGCAAATACTTCCCCTTCGCTAGATAAGGGCGGAAGTGTTAACGGCACAGACTCACCGGGTGGAAGTTTCGGCAAGAGTGTCTCCTATGTAAACGACAACCAGTTTAGTAATACTAACACTGGCGCTGGAGCGGGGCGCTATCATCCCCGGCATCTATATGGCCGTAGAGGACGCACGCAAGGCCCACAGACACAGGGCGGGACGAGCGGCGGATTCAATAAACTAGCCGGAAGCTGGATTGGAAGCAGTCCGAATAGCTCTGGACGGACACCAAGTATTGCCGGAATTTTCACCGGACAAGGAAATCCGGGTGGGGCATATTAATGGATGCGCTTAATGGAGTGACGCCCGAGATTCGGGAGAAGTTTGCAGAATTGGCGAAGAATATTGCCGATGAGCTTGCTCTCGGCGAAGATAAACAAGTTCTATACATTCTCGAACAAGCATTAGGACAAGCTTACGTAGCTGGTAAGAACGGAGGTTAATACCTCCATGCCAGTAAATCAATTTAAAGCACGAACTGAGGACGTAAAGCTAGATTCGTTAGCGTTACGAACCTTACAATCTCAGTATGAGTATATATTCTCTCCGCGTACATATACTGCACTAGATGGCGGCTGGGGTAGTGGTAAGACGCACGCAGCCTGTATTAAAGCTTTAATTCTTTCCTATTACTTTCCCGGAAATCTTGGTCTCATTGGGCGCTTCAACGCAACCGACTTGCAGGACTCGACTATGGTGAACTTCTTCGAAGTCTGCCCCAAGTCGTGGATAAAGAGCTATAATAAATCGCGTAAGTGGCTCACGTTCCATAACGGCTCGCAGATAGCTTTCCGTCATCTTAACGATCCCAATCCAAAACGCTCCCACATCGCAGGTATGAACCTTGGCTGGTTTATGATTGACCAAGCTGAGGAATGCGGTCCCGAGCATTGGCACACATTAACTGGCCGTCTTCGCCGCCCTGATGCGAAGAAACGATTTGGATTCCTTACAGCTAACCCAAACGGTAAGGACTGGGTATACGATTTATTCTTCTCCCGCCCCCCTACTCGCAAACTAAACAACTACGCCACCTGCTATGACGAAGGGGATATGCTTGGTATCGCCGTCCGTTCGGAAGAGAATCGTAAGTCAAATGGTGGATTCGTGGATGATAGCTATTACGATGGTCTGCGGCAAAATATGCCTGCGGAATGGGTAGCGAGATTCCTCGATTGTTCCTTCGAAGACTTCTCAGGCAAAATCTACAAAGAATTCACTCTCGATAGCGTTCATAACATCGAACCCTTTACAATTCCCCGTCACTGGAAATCCGTAATAGGTATCGACGTAGGTGGAGATGCCCCGTGGGGAATCCCTATTGGCCGCATAGACGAAATTGGAAACATAATCTGGACAAGCGAGTTCTACAAACCCTCCGTGAACGTGGGAGAAGTAGTATCATGGTTAAAGTTAAACGTCGCCGCTTGGAACGATGCCGACAATCTTTACGTGATTGATCCTGAGAATAAACTGGCCATGCTTGAATTGGCTGACGCGAATATCCACTGCCGCCCAGCGCAGAAAGGCCGTGGCAGTGTCCGTCCCGGAATTATTCGCGTTGGTGGATACATGCACGTAAATCCTACGCTTCCCCTACCCACTTGGTATAGCCAAACGCAGCCGCATGATCGCGTGAATCATTACAAAGTTCTCGGTAGCCCCCGGATGTTCTTTTTCAATAACCTCTCCAATACGCGTAAGGAACTAGATACCTACGCATGGGACCCAAATAAGCCGGGAAGTCCAATCAAAGAACATGACCATATTTGTGACGCTATTCGTTACATAACTATGGCCCGTCCACATCCTTCCGAGCTAAAAGCCATTGACGAGAAGCGTGAAACTCTCCGCCGTATAGACCCCGGCACTGCCGCAATGTGGGATGCGTACGATAAGCGAGTCGCAGCGAGACAAGCCAAATTCTCCGGTAATCCAAAACTCTCCGAACTCTTCACCGAGACAGACCGCCCTCAACGCTCCGCTACCGATACTGGCGATGATTTGCAGGAATATGGGGATGGGCTATATGATTGGTCGGAGGGGGTATAATGTTTGGTTTTAAGTTAGTTACCGAGTCAGAATACGAGAAGTTAACTGAGGATGTATCGTATTGGCGAGATAAATCGGAAACCGAGCGTAAGCGTGCTGATAGGTTTCAGGAAAAAGTCTTACAGCTAAATGGCATGCCGCCAATTACGGAAGATGAAGGTTCAGTTGAAACCCACCCACGGGACATACGCAAGCGTCTAGAAGCCATGATGGGCGAATTATTGAAGGATGAGATCGTAGACGAAGCGGAAGAAGAGTTCGAAGTACTCGAAGTAGCTCCGGCAAAGGAATAAAATGCCAGATTATAATACTGGAAATGCGACTCAGACCTTCCAAGGCACCGCAAATACCAGCGAAAACCTACCGCCTACGCCTAAAGAGGGCGTGGACCCGTATCAGGATAAAGCAGCAATAAGCAAGCGGATTGATTTCTTCACGCAACGGGATCGTTTTACCCGCTGGATGTTCGAACGGGAATGGTTTCGTAACGTACTCTTCTACATCGGGAAACAATGGATTATTTATTCCGTAACAAACCGTAGATGGCGGCCTCGTTCTCTGCCGAATTGGTTCCCACAACCAGTTACGAATAAATTCGCGGAGAAAATGAATGACATTATATCAGCGCTTTCGCAAGGTAGAGTTCCTATTACCTATAATCCTGCTACTGATGACCCTGCTGATATTGCCACTGCCGAGGTAGGGGAGAAGTTGCGCGAAGTTCTCTACGAAGAAGCGAAAATTGATGACCATGAAATGTTGCTTGCTGCGTGGGTAGTATTGACTGGAAATGGTTTCGTTCATACCTATTACGATTACGACGATTCTTACGGATCAAAGTTCATCCAATCGTGGCAATGTCCGCAGTGTGGAGCGGTTTCTCGCCCAGCGGATATTCTAGACACTAATGGAAAGTGTCCACAGTGCGGAAATGGCGATTTGATGCCAGCGCAGAACTCTGATGGAACGCCTGTGGGAGAAGATTTACCCGTTGGCCGTCTACATGCCGATATTCTCTCCCCATTCGAAGTTCGTATCGACCCCACAATCCCCGACATGGAGCATCAACGACGTGCAATTCGCATTCGAACATATGATTTAGAGTTCGCACGTACCTATTGGGGCGGTAAGCCGGGTGTGGATGGGCAACCGATTAGCAAGGATGAGATTGTAGCCGATAAAGAGAGTTCTATTGGACAATTTTATCTTGATGCCCTTAGCTATATTACAGGCTCATTCGGCGCTGGTGGAGGTTTCATTGCTGGTTCTGGCTCTGCGTTTCGTCTCCCCCGCGTTACGGCGTATGAATTCTACGAATTACCCTCAGATGATTTCCCCGAAGGACTCCACGCAGTCCGTCTTGGCCACGGAGAGAAAATGGTCGTACTCGCAGAGCCTCTCCCGGATAAATATGGAGCAGGACCCCTAAAAGGCCAGCCATATATTCCCATAGTTCACTTCGGCGGCGACGTAGTTCCGGGACGTTTCTGGAGAAAGACCCGCGCGGACGATATCATCTCACCGCAGATTTTCCGCAACCTCGTAGAGAGTGCCCTTAAACTCACCGCACAGCGTATGGGAAACCCAATTTGGCTTAATCCAAAGGGAAGTGGATTGAGCAACGTAACCGGAGAGCCGGGTGGATTCTACGATTACAATCCAATTAGCGTCGGTGGTACCTCTTTTGCCAAACCCGAACGTGTTCCGGGAGAAGTATCCAACATCCAGCCCTTCCTGATCCTAATGAAGGAAATTGACGATGAAATTGACCGTGTTGTTGGTACTTTCTTTCTTACTGGTGGCACAACGCCTCCGGGAGTCACTGCGGCGTCAGCCTTAAGTTATCTTGGCGAGCGTGCCGAGCGCTCAATGTCCCCATTGAAACGCGAATGGGCCAAGGGATGGAAGAATTGGGAAATTCAGGCGATGGAAATCGCCCGTGCTCATATGGATGAGCAGAGGGTGCGTATCATCGCAGGCAAAAACCGCCGCTGGGAAGTCCAGAAGTTTATGGCGAATGATTTGATGGGTGGGGTTAACCTATCCATTGACTATAACGGCCTATTCCGCAAATCCGCAGCTACGAAACGCGCTGATATTGAACTATTGACGCAGCTTGGGTACATAAATCCGATGGAACCCGAGGTTCAATGGCAGGTTCTTACCGTATTTGGGGAAACCGCGCTCAAAGGTTCTACCGATTTGGACGTTAAGGAAGCGGTTAAGGAAGCGGATGATTTTATCACGAAGGGTGTACCTCCGCAGATCGTTCCTCTTGTTCAAAACAGCGCCGTTCACATCATGCAGCACAAAGATTTCGCCAAAACTGACGAATTTAAAGAAATGCCGCAAGCCATGCAGCAATTCTGGTTCAAACACATCGAACTTCACTACATCGACATGCTTTCCATGCAAGCTGCCATGACTCCTCCGGGTCAAGGTCCGGGAGAAGGCGCTCCTCCTCCGGGTGCTGGAGGTACACCGCCAAAAGGTGGTAAAGCTGGCCAGCAAAAAGGTGAACCCGGTCCAATAGCCAAGGGTGAAGCTCGCGCTAACGGAGAAACTCGCTCCAATTTACAGGAAGCGCCGCAGATAAAGGGGCAATAAATGGGACCAGTAGAATATTCATCGGATCACGTACCCGCAATGAAAGTTCCAAAAGGTGGGTCTAGCTGTGCTAGCTGCGAATACCTGAAAGACCCAAAAAAGAAAATTTGCGGTAACGAATATTTCATTCGCTGGAACCAATCTGAGATAATTCCGGGAGAAATTGACGCTTATTGCAGCGATTGGTATAACCCGGCGGATAAAGATCGCACTCGTTCCCCACATGGATTTCTTCCACTATCATCTCTTCGCAAGGGAGCGAAGTCCGAGGGCGAGTCTACCGTGCAAGAACGCAAAGAGTACCAATCGGGTAAAGAGTGAGTTGCGCTACTTTTTAGTTATGTGGTAGTTTCGTGGAGTAGAGAATCTTATGGCGTACGTCGGTTTTTCGAAACTAGCAGCAAAAACGTCTCCCGCTATCGCCGCCTCGATAGGTCGTCGAAAGTATGGCGCAAAGAAATTTAATCGTGCCGCAGCACAAGGTAAATCAATGCGTGGCATGAAGCCAGCATGAAGATAAAGTTGAAAATAAAATCCGAGAAGCCAATGGCGGTATATGTCGCCCCACTCGGAAAAGCTGGAATGAAAAAGCTCCAAGTATCCCGCGACGGTAGCAAGTAATTGAGCGCGGGGGTCAACTATTCAGGAGAAAGTAAATTATGATTCGTCTAAAAAATCTAGGTGAGCCTGATTTATTCATGCTCTCCATTCCGGGTTCGGCACAGGTAGCAAACGATGGTACCAGCATCGGTTCGGATAACGTTATCGTTCCTTTTAGCGGCTATCTGAAGGAATACTGGGCAAGTTTTACGGTTAACGGTGTTGACGGTACTGGCGCTCCTACACAAAACGTAGTCGTGGATATCTTGCAAAACAACGTATCTATCTTCACCGCAACAAACGCCAATAAAATTAACTGGCTTCACACAGCTTTGGCTCGTACCCCAACCACATACGGCGTACTAACCACCGATCCAGTGCCCATAGTAGCTGGCGATCAAATCTCAGTCCGTATTTTGCAGATTCTAAACGGTACAACTCCAACTCAGCCAGTTGGCTTAAACGTAGCCATGAATTTCACGCGCCGCGTATCGCCTCTTGCAGCAACCCGTACTGGCGACTTCGGCCTAGACCTAGATTAATGGAGTAAATTGATGGATACCCAAGGAATGCAGTCTAAGCTCCACCCAATGCCAGTAAAGCGGCAGGGAACAGCAATTGGTGTACCAAAAGGCAATATGCCCACTGGTGGACGGAAGAAAGATTCCGGCTACGCTATCCCTAACGCCCACAAGGAAAACGTCCAGCAAACGGGTAGCCCCTTTCCAAGCGGAAACGCAATGCCATCCAATACTCCGCAAGTTAATCAACAACCCCGTATTCCCTTCGACCAGCTAGCAGCGCAGAAGTCAGGAAGCGGACAGAGTTTCCCTTATGGGTCTGGAAAAGCCGGATTCGGCTTCGACAGGCTCAATTCGGGATCGTAACTAAATCGCAGTAGCCGTGCCACTCACGGGAGAATAAAATGCCAGAAGACGTAAACCTTGCCACTCAGGGTGAAGAAGTAGTAGAGCAGCAACTTGATTCCACTAATCAAGGTGACGCGGGACAGCAGCAAAACAATCAGCAACAGGAAGATTATTTTCTTGAAGCCGATGATCGTCATAAGTACCGGACGAGAGAAGACGCAATTCGAGCCATTACGGAAAGCGGCCAGCGTATCGGTCAACTTACCCCGTGGCAAGAACATGCACAACGGTACGGGCTAACTGATCCAAACGCCCTTCCAGCAATCTTCGATCAGTATTTGGAGATGAAGGAAAAATTGGCTCGGCTTGAAGGACAACTTCAATCCAACCAAGCAGGACCACAGCAGACTGCAACTACGCAGAAGCTATCCCAGCAGGACGAAGCCAATGTGCAGTATCTTGAAAAGCACGGTTTCTCCCGTAAAGATGCGATTGACCAAACGCTAAAAGATCGTCTGACGCCACTCGAACAGAAGATTCAACAGCTTGAGTCTCAATTAACGCAAAGTGAGCAGTCGCAAACGCAACAAGTCATTGATGCAGGCCGGAATCATCTTGGCGGTTTAATGAGTGACGCTGGTTTGCCGATTGATAATCCGCAGTTCAACGAAATGGTTGAGAACAACATCGTAGCTTGGATGGAAGCTCAGTCATTGGACCGGAACGGTAATATCGTTCCCGGTTCGGTTCTGGATAAGTTCTACCAAGGTGGCAGAGCAATGCAGAGCGTCGTTGAAGAGGGTTTCAAAAAGGTAAACGAAGTCATTAACATTGTCCGTATCCAGAATGAAGGCCAAACTCAACGAAATCGGTCCCAAGCAGTAACGCGGACAGCCAAGCCATTACCCCGGCAAGGTGCCCCCGTTCCTTCGGAGAATAACCAGCAGCAGCCTCAGCGTGGTCGTACTCCGGGAGCAGGTGGAATCTTCGCAGACCCAGCCGTGCATGATCGTGCATGGGAAAAGATGCAGGAATCAAACCGGGATAGGTAAAGTTTACACGTACTGCTAAATCACTTTAGTTTTCAGGAGAAAAATCAATGCCCGGACAGGATACTACAACTGCCGGATTTGATGCTGCCCTAAAAGACGTATATCTTCCCGGTATTCGTGAACAACTTAACCGGAAAGTTCGTCTTCTTAACGACTTCACCAAAGCTGATATAGAACAGCTTGAATGGGAAGGCCGTCAGGCAATCGTTGCACTACACAAGGCGCGTAACGTCGGTGTTGTAGCAACGTCTGAAGGTGGCGTCATCCCCGGAGCAGGTAAACAGCAGTACGTGGATTTGAAAATCCCAATGCGGTTCATTACAGGCCGTATTCAGTTGACCGCGCAAGTCATCAAGGCTTCGCGTTCTAACAAAGGTTCGTTTGCGCGTGCAATGGACGCCGAACAAAGCGGACTAGTCGAAGATTTGGCACGCCAGCGTAACCGCATTCTTGCAGGTGCAGGCCGCGCTATTTTGGCCCTTGCAAACGGCGGCCAAACTTCGGCAACTATCAACGTTAAAAACGCTGGTGGTGTTTCTAACGCAAACAACCCAACCCGTTACATCCCATCTTCCCTAGTCGGTGTACCGCTCGCGGTATATATCGGCTCAGCCGTGGGTGCAACCCTTCGTTTCGTGGATACCGTATCTTCGGTTACGGCAACCGCAATTACCTTCGCTGGCTCCCACACAGTTGTTGACGGTGACGCAATCACTCTCGCAACTGGTATCACGGGTTCTGACGTTGGTTCCCTAGACCTTGAACCAGTTGGATTGCTGGGTATCGTGGATCAAACTACATATCTAACTATCATCCACGCAATTGACCGCTCACAGGCCGCAAATTCCTTCTTCCTATCGAACTTGCTTTCGAACGTCGGTACAATCACGCCGGACTTGCTCCAGCGCGGTATCGACAACACGGAAGAAGTATCGGGTGAAATTGTAGATACCTTCTACTGCCACCACTCGGTACGTCGTGAAATGTTGAAGCTTCACGAAGGAGATCGTCGTTACCAGACCGACTCACAGCTAAAGCGTCCAGACGTTGCAACCGACGCCGCTGTGTTCAAGACGGACCTAACGCACGCTGGTCTTCCAATCAAGGTCGATAAGGACCTTCCTTACGGTACTCTATTCGCCGTTTCAAAGCCTCACCTCTTCTGGATTCCAGAAGTCGAGGGTGAATGGGCCGACGAAGATGGCCGTATCTTACTGCGTGTTTCTAACCTAGATTCGTATGAAGGACGTTTCCGTGTATTCGAAAACTTCTTCAGCGACAAGGGCAATGCACACGTTCGCTTTGACGGAGTCACAGCTACGGTAACAAGCGGGGTCACAGCCCTTTAATTTGTGTGTTATCATACTACTGGAGGATGGTATAACACTATCCTCCAGTGGAGATAACAGTGAAGCCGAAAACCTTTTGTGAGAAGCATCAGCAAGAAAAAGTTTGGAAATTTTTCGAGAAGATGGGACGCGGTTGGTGGCATTGCGATGCTTGCGCTGCTAATCGTACCCAAAACTACCGTATACGTAACAAGATTAAAGGCGCTTGTTCCGAATGTCCAAATGCAGTTGAAGTAGGAAAAACTAAATGCCCGTTTCACATGGAACTTAGTAGAAAAAGAAATGTGGCTGAGAATTTAGAATTAAAATTATCTGCTTTTACTGAGTATGGCGGTATTAAGTGTTCTTGTAGTTGCGGTTGCTCGATAGACAGACATGAATTACTAACTATTGAGCACGTTGGGGGCAGGAAAGGAACTCCAACAGAAAAGATGTTTGGAGTAACTCTTTACCGTTGGCTTAAAACAAATAGTTACCCGGATAAGGATAAACTCAAAGTTTTTTGTATGAATTGTAATTTTGCTTGGGGACATTTCGGGTATTGTCCTGAAATGAAGAACTAAGCAATCCGCATGGCACTCATGCTTGGAGAAGAAAATGGAACTGGAACTAGAACAGGTACGGGTAACACTTACCAAGAATCCTGAGTTATTGACGGCATTAAAGGCACGTAAACAGTTTAAGAAGGATGATAAGGGGAAGGACTTCTACCCGGTTATCTTCAATTCCGCAGAAATTCGCTTCTATCCAAATCAGGCAATCGTATTGGGCAAGACCGTAGCGGAGTGTTTGGTCCGTTCAAGTTATATCATCGTGGGCGATAGCGACCTTACTGGAGATATGGTTCCGGTTATCGAGGCTCTCGATGGATACAATCTAAACAAATTTATCGAGGAACGTCCAAAGTGTGAATACTGCGATAAGGATTTCCAGACTTCGAAGGCGTTAACGCATCATATGCTAATAACGCACAAGGCGCAAATTGAAAAGGACCTTATCGAAGAGGAAACCACGGCTGGAGTGAAAGTCGTAGCTGTTCCTCCTACTGTAGCTTCAGCATAACGGAGACTATCTTGCAGGCACCGGAGAGTTTTGAACGAGCACTTCAGCTATTCGATCCGTTGCTTTCGGTTAGAGCCGGAAAATCATTAACTGGTAAGTGGGTCATAGAACGGAAAGGTTATATCCCGAATTCGGAGATTGAATTTCTTCGTCGCCGCCGGGAAAGAGCTTTCCGTTCTTCCGCTAAAGAGACAGATGCATTCAAGCGTGAGCGCAAGCTAGACTTGGCTAGACAAATAGCCGAGGAAACAGACTGCGCCGAGCGGGGAAAGCGGGTGATCCTATTCGTGGACTCACTGGACCGGAGAGTATTCGATATGCTTGCAATGTCGGATATTCAAAGATATGGCGGTTTTAGCCGTTATATCGAAGAACTTGAAGCTACGGAGCGCAAGCGGGAAGAAGCCCTAAATCGTGAACTTCAGAATCAGAATATCGCCAAATCGGAAGAAACTTACGACCAGCTAAATTTTCTCTGGAAGCATCGTGAAACAGAATTACTGGCTGGCAAGCGTAATTTGAAAGAGTTACTGAAATAAATGCCATCCGCAATTCCAAATATGACTGGTCAAGCGTTAATTGACTTGACCAATGGGTTCCTAGCTGGGTATCAGAATGCGGTTGATAGCGGTATGTTGCTGAAGCTATTGAACGAGGGGAAGAACGAAGTATGGATGATTTTGAAAACACTTCGTCAGGATTGGTTTATCCAGAGTACGCAGAACACAGATGCTACTGTAAATAACTTCTTCGGTCCCCTTTCCACTACCGTACGTGAATATCCTCTCCCGGCAGATTTCCATGAAATGAAGTTTATTGAAGTATTGGACGTTGGGTTCGAGGACTGTGCATTCATTGCTCGTGATATGGCTTCGGCGCAGTTCAAGGAGTTACGCCGTAGCAGCACTAACCAACCAGCAGGAACACAGGCTAATCTTGAATATCATTACGACATAGTCGGCAAGGGCACATTCATACTAGCTGAATATCCCGAAATTAATTTCCAGAATGTACGTCTATGGTACGTTCGTATGGTCCCGGATTTCGGGCCAAACGATAAAATAGACGAAGTTGTGTATCCATATAGCACCAAGATTGCGATGTATGCTGCGAAGTTAGCAATGCTTCCTCTTCAGGATCAACCAATGTATGAATCTTGGACGAAGGAATGGAAAGAAGCCGTTATGCGAATCGCGACTTCTGCTTCTCCTCGTCAAATTGCGGATACTGTGTATGTTGATGCGTGGGATGGGACACCAGAAGACGCGGTAGGTGGATAATGGCTGGAAGATTATTCCTAGTTCGTCATGGCAAGACCAAACTCAACGGTAAAGGTAGCGCCGAGAAGATTCGTGGACGTTCGAAAGCTCCTTTGGATGAGGAAGGGAAATTAGACGCAGAAAAGGCTGGAGAATTTTTGAAGAGTTATAAAATAGATAAAATTATCGCCTCCGATATGCCGAGAACGCAGGAGACGGCGAAAATTATAGGCCGAAAAGTTGGCGTATCGTACTCCGTAGACCCCGGATTGGGGCCTTGGGATTTGGGAGTACTCACCGGGAAAGCAGTAGATAAAGTCTGGCCTATGGTGCAGAAATTAGAAAAGAAACCGGATATGAATGTACCGGACGGTGAGACTTACAATACTTGGTGGAAACGGTACACGAAGACGCTATGGAAGTACATCGCGCAGGCGAAGAAATCCGATGAGAATGTTTTATTGATAACTCACGCTAGAAATTTAGCCGCAATTGATCCTGTTCTTGAAAAGGAAGATTCACAACCCTCCAGTCTCGAATGGGCACATGCACCTGAGCCGGGAAGTGTAATGGAAGTTTGCATCGGGGAGAAGGATTGTAAGGCGAAATTACTTGATGGAAAGTTTCAGGGAAAGACGTTACGGAGCTAATTTGAATGCCAGAACGTCCAGTAGAGAGAGTAGCGAAATACAACCTTTCTGGGGCTGTTGAGGACACATATGCGAGCAAAACGAGCCAAAATCCAGCCACCTCCCGTAAGATTACCTCATTAATTCCTCTCGCAGCGGGTTATTTAGAACGCGAAAAACCGAACGCAATTTGGGGAAACGCTACACTTCCTAGTGGAGTGGTGTGGATAAAGGAATTTTCACAATCTTCTTTTGGTGGCGTGGTGGTGCGTTTTTGGTTCGCGGCTACAGCTACGAATCTATATCAATTTAGCGGGAGTCCTACAGCAACCGGAACTTGGACACTAGTTTCCCAAGTGGGAACGCTAAACGGTTCACCCGTTGCTGTTACTATCAACAATTTATTTCATTTAAGCGACGGAGTTAATTCGTTTGTCTTCGATGGCACAAATTGGGTCGTGGACGGATTACCAATTCCTGTTCACTCTCCCGTGTTTGTTGTTGATACACCACTTCCTCCGGCAAATATTACCTCCATTTCCCGCGTTAACGGGGTAACAACGATAAATTATAGCAGCGTAATTGGAGTAGATGTAGGAGTATATTTGGACGTAAACGGTGTTTCCGATAATACATTTAATGGTACATTTCCCGTTTCCGCATTCATTAGTTCTACAAATATGCAATTCCTACAACCCGGACAAGCGGATGCGTCGTTAGGCGCAGGCGGTACTACCAATATCTCAACGTTTAACGTAACGAGCAATCGCTTCTACTGGACTACTTATATAGATAATAGTGATACTCATCCGCATGAATCATCTTCTTCCCCGCGTTCTGTAATTGGCACCGGGCCATTAACTAATAAATTTATCGAAGTACGCCATCGGGCGGGTACGTGGTCATGTAGCGCTGGCTCCGCTATTATTACCGGAGTTGGAACAGACTTTGACCAGACTGATGTAGGAATGGTTTTTTACGGTCCTAGATTATCTACCCCGACGGTTATTATTTCGGTTCAAGACAGTCAACACCTAACATTAGCTAACCAAGCGACGACAACGGTATTAATTTCTCCCGATCCCGCAATCTTTCCCGCTAGAGCTACGCATTGGGGAATTTATTGCTCAGAAACAGAGAATTCAAACGTTGGCTTTTTTCTAATGAAGACCTCCGTAACAACCCAACGGCCATTACCTCTGGATCAATCGGACTTCACTAACGTGCCGGGGAGCTATATTAATACCGCTTTACAGCGTCCTATTCGCAACGACCAAGCCACGGGCACGAAAGTCATGTCCGTACATAAACGCCGTATTTTCCGTCGTAATGAGCAACTGCCAAACTTTTTCAATTACACCGCATTTGAAGAGGTAAAATCAACTGGAGTTGGAACAGCCGAGGAATGCGTTCCGGGGCATGATGATAATTCTATTTCCGATTTAGTGAATGAGCAATCCTATCCAGAACAGTCACGAATTATTACCTCTATGGTTGACCACGCTGACGCGCTGTTCATTGGTACCGAAGCATCCGTTATTCCGTTATTCGGAGAAACAATTGATGACTTCGTGCTTTCTCAGGTTACGGCTTTTAGCGTAGGAATGGCTGGACGATACGCTACTCGTTCTACTCCGCATGGATTAGTATTCCTGTCCTATGATCGAAAGCTATACCTATGGCCGCAACAGTGGATTCCCTTCTATGCCCCGGAAGAAACGACTACATTAATTGAAATCTCTCGTCCGAAGAGGACGACATTTCAAGCTATTGATCCAACTACGGAAACGTTCGTAGAATTTTTTAATTACGGAAAACGTAACTGGATAGTCGTCTCGTTCACGTTAACCGATACAACCAAGCATACATACGTTTTCGATACCGAAGTAAAAGGTTGGTTTGAGCTTCAACGTGGAGTGAATTGTTTGGCTGTACTGGAACCTTCTACCGGAATCAAGGTACTAGTTGGCGGTAGCTCCGACGGGAAAATATACATTCTGGACGATCCTAGTGGGATTTTCAGCACAGCTAATAACTATCCACAAGGAACATTCCGTCCAGCATTGATTGATTTTGGCGAGCCTGATTCAAAGCACGTCCTTCGGTATCTCGAATTCGAACTATCGAATAGCGCTATGATTGACGATATTACGATAAATTACTATCTTGATCCGATAGATGTAGATAATCCCGGAACTCCAGTTCCTCTCACCATGCAGCAAGTATTCGGAGCTAACCGCTATCGTGGATTCTTCACCGGGCCGTCCCTGTGCGAGAGAGTCCTCATCGAAATGTTAGTAGCGCCTAGTCAGAATACAGGCAATATCTATAGTATTACCTTAGCAGCAACTCCAGCTTCGAAGTTGGCAACCTAATGGCTAATAGTGCAAATAATACACTCCCGACGATTACTACGCTATCCGATTTCGTCCGGGTAATGAAGAAGTGGCAGACGCAGCTTAATCCGCTTCTAAAGAACCCGAAGACACCACATGCTCCTTGGAACTTTGCAGCTACCCGGCAGCGCGGAGGGATTCTACTGACATGGACTTCTCTTTCTGGCACTGACGCAGACGGCTATCAGATTTTACGTTCCGATAATGGGGATTTTTCTAGTCCATTAGTTATTCCAGTTACGAATGCGCAGCAGAATAGCTACTTTGATTCTCTTGGCGGTTCTACGGGTAGTACGACACCTATTACGAAATGGTACCGCATACGAGCTACTAACGGTACAGCCCAAAATCCACATTCCATAATTGGTATACTCAGCGGGTCAGTTACCATAAATAGTATCGACCCTACGGATACGTCTACCGCAGCATCTACAGTGCGGGATATTTCTACAACCGATCTTATCCAATCCTCCGCGCAACGGGGAAGAATTGTGTTAGTTCCAAGAAGGAGCGATTTCTAATGTTGGACATAAATGTACGCCCAATCAAGGATTCGGACGTAGAGCAATTGGAAAAGTGGAGACAGGAATTCAAGAATGGCTCTCTTGAAGTGCCACATGGGTATGAGCATTATAATGTGGAGACGGCGGTAGCAGTTAAGGGGGATAGAATTCTTGGTGCCTTGACTGGAACAATTATAGTCTCTCTGGACCCGTACATTCGCAATCCCGAGGCTGGAACCGCCGAGTCTCTACAATCACTCTTCGCGCTATGTCGCTCACTAGAATACCGCGCTAAGAAGCAAATGGGTTGCGTGGAGAGTTATATTGCCGTGCCTAATTCTCTTGAGGAATATAAAGGTATCGTGAAACGCTGTGGATTTGAAGAAACGGCGCAGAATTGTGCCATTTTCCGGCACGTTTTAGGCTAAAATATGCAGACCAAAGAGGAAAAATATCAGTACAATCGTCTATGGCGTAAGGCAAATAGAGAAAAAGTAAGAGAAATTGCGAAGAAATCCCACTATAGTCGGAAAATACGGGGTTTTTCGCCCGACCAGAAACTACGTCAAAAAGCTGCTTACAGAAAATGGCGTAGGTCAGCTAAAGGCAGAGAATACATGAGAAGATACTCTGTCAGCTACTATTACGGAATTTCTTGGGAGGATCGAGAAACTTTACTTAGATTTCAAAAGTACCGTTGCGCAATTTGCCATAGGAAGTTTAATAAAAGTAGCAGATTTCCTCATATAGACCATAATAAGAAAACTAAAAAAGTTCGCGGTCTTTTATGTCGGAAATGCAATTTAGGAATTGGTTGTCTTAAAGATTCTGCGGACTTCTGTAGACGCGCCGCTGACTATCTCAGTAAAAAATAGTGTTTTATAATAGCTATTGGAGTAACTATGCGTATTTATACAAAACTAGTATATGACATTACTGAGACCGGATTAGAACTCCGGGAAAGTGAATGGTATGAATACGATGGACCTATTGCTGAATGCAAAAAAGGGGATAAAGAGAAGGCTGTAGGTAAGCAGCAACAGGATTATGCGAATAAGGAGCAGGGAATTCAGGATAGCTACCGTGCCACAGCCGATCCATTCGAGAAATCCCTCATCTCCACCCAACCGGGTCAGATGGACCCCTATTCCGCCGCACAGTATGGAAGTGAATTAGATAATATTTCGAGCACTTACAATAATCTCCGCCAAGCTGGATTCAAGGCTCTCGGTGCCCGTGGCTTCGGTAATGCCCCTTCTGGCATGACTTCCTCAATGGTAAATTCTATCAACAATAGCGAAGGGAATGCACAGACAGGGGCGTATCGTACTGGACTTGAGAATACGCTAAATCATGGTCTGGAAGCTGGGAACTATTTCCAGAAGGGCCAGCAGATTTACAATCCTGACCAAGCGTATTCGGGTGCAACTAATAGCTACGTAGCAGGCGACAATCAAGTTGCTCAAAGCTGGAAGACGGGTATTGGAGCAGCTACAGGAATTGCCTCAATGTTTATTCCGGGTGGCGGGTTTGCCCAATTAGGTAGCAAATTGGGCAGCGGCTTGAAGACTTACGGAATGTCCAATCCGGGAGATTCACCAGTAGCTCCGGTATAAAATATGCCTTGGCCAGACGACACAACACAACCGAATCAGCAGAAGCCAGTACTGCCTAACGCTACTCCTGTGCCTCCTCCAGACTCGATGGGGGCACAGAATAGTGGCAATCCAGATATGGGTGGCGGAGATTTAACCGGAGCCGATACGGGGAAGATTGATACTCCGCTTGGTCCCGTAACCGCTCCGCATCCGCAAGTTGTAGCTCAAAGCGGAGGCTTAGGTGGGTATTTGAAGGGTGTAGTGGGTAGATTGCCCAAGGCTCTCGCTATCATGGAGAGTAGCTACGGCAACTCTGCTCCATTACAGGCTATTCAGCAGGACGAGGCTCGTCAGCAACAGGCGATACAGCAGCAATTTGAGAATACTGTCACCGCCCAACGGGAAAATCGTGCCCAACAGCTATATAAGGCTCAGTACGATAATTTCCAATCCGAGATTCAGTATCGCAACGTGCAGAAGCAATTGGAACAGCAGAAAATTGTCGAGCAACAGCAATTACAAACCGCCCGTGAAATTATCCAGAATAATGCTTCTAAGCCGGATGATATTCAACGCGCTCATCAGATTTTGCAGAGCTACGGCGTAGAGAAGCCGGAACCCGAACAGTACATGCAGGGAGCGAATGGACAGGTCTTTCAGCTTCCAAAGACTGGGGCAGTATCTCCAATTGCAACTCCAGTCATGCAAAAGATTCAAGACCCTATGTATATGCTTCAGAATCCCGAGGCAAATACTCGCATGATTCCGTTCATGGGGCAGGGTAAAGCACCCACGGGTTCTGCGGAAGACGAACGCTATCGTCAAATAACATCTGCTCAACTCCAAAACAAGCAAGTCTCTCCCGAAGATGCAAGTTGGGCTAAGGCGTACAAGGCACAGAAAGAAATCGGTCCAAACGTCAGCGCTGGTCCTCGTTGGGCACAAGTCCAAACGCAAAAAGAGCGTCTGGAAATGCCCTACATGAAGGATTATCAGGATTCGGAGAAGATCGCTACGCTAGCCGATTTGGTTATGAAGGACGTAGAGCGTCGTGGCGGCAAAGTAACTGGTCCTGAATATATGCAGATGCTTACCTATCACATGGCCGGAACTGTCGGTTCCGTAAAAGGCGCTAAGTCTGGTATTGAAACGCTAAAAGAGCACGTTAACGCACGTCCTTACGATCAATCCCTTGCCGCTATGTATAATGCAGCCACAACCGGAGGCAATGTCTCCATCGAACAGGCCCGTGAATGGGCTAATCTCGCTCACTCTCGCCGTGACGTAATGTTTGAACAAGCAAAGAGAATGAATCAAGTGCTTGGAAGTAATTTAGATTTCTCAGATATCGCACCGGGATATTCAATGCCGCAGGAAGTAAAACGGCCAACCAAACCGCCAAAGGGTGCAGAAGTTGTAAATATGACAGGCGAAGGTGAGTAATGGCCGACGGACAAGACCAGACTCCGCAAGCTCCTCAATCGGACTCGCAGTATCAATACCGCCCACTGCCCGACGGTAAGTGGGGAAAGTTCCGTGCGAATGCTACCGAAGACGAAATCCAGCAGAAAATTAAATCCTACGCTCCGGGTGGTTCGAGTGACTTAAAGCTTCCCGCTCCTGTCCAATCCGGTGTAAATGCAGTACGTAACTTTAATCAAGGAGCCGTTGGCTCACCCGATGTTACTTCCTTCGGCAGCCGTCTATGGGGCGGCATTAAGAACGAATACGCACGCGCTAAAGATATGGGAGACCCCGTAACTTATGCTGGAGATATAATTGACAGGGTAGGAAATTCCTTGGAAGAATCTGGTAATCAGCAAGCGGCGAATGTTCAGAAATATCCACCTAGCGATCCTCGTATGTATGAAGCCGCCGTACCATTTCTAGGAAATAGTTTAGTTAACACCACAAATAAGAGTCTTAAAGAAGGTCCACTTCAGGGCGTCGCTTACGGTGCTGGACAAGCCGCACAATTGGGAATCGGCGCAAAAATTCCCGGAAAAGTAGCTGGCGCGGTGGAAGATATTCCGGGAGCAATGCAAGCATCGCGCTTACGTCGCTCGCAGAATCTTATGGAACGTACCGTAGCTCCCGCTGGATTACCCGCCGAGGAACAAGCTACCTTACGCTCCAACATTCAACGCGCCCAGCCAGCATTAGCGCAAGAAGCAGCCACGGTAGGCCCGGCACAAGCTGGTGAAGGCGGTGTAGTTCGTGTCGCCAACCGTGCTCGTATCGCCGCAAATAATCTATGGGATAAAAACGTAACCCCGTTCATTGGCCGCTTTGGAAACGTAGTCGATCCAACTGTCCCGCAAATTGGACAGGAAATTCGTGGAAGCCTTACTGACCTAAACCTAACCAAACCGGGCGCTGCTCCAGCCGCCGAACGTCTTGCTCAAGTCTTCGACAAACCGATGACCGTGCAGGATATGTATAATACAGTAACCGAATTGAATAATGATAAATCAGTATCCCGTTATTTCGAGATGACCGACCAAGAACGTGCCGCCGCTCAAATGGCCGATCCGGGATTGCGGAATAAGGTTACCGCGCTTGGGATGCTACGCAAGAAAATGGTTGATGCTATCGGTGACGCCAGTGGTGAGAGTTTAGGGGCACAGTTCGCGGATTTTCGTAAGCAGTACGGAGCGATATCGGACGTTGAATCTCGGCTACGCGGGACTAACGTGCCTACACCTCAGCCATTTATGTCCCGTTTGGCCAATAGCGCTCGTATGAGCATATCTCCGGGATTTGCCCGTGAATATCTCAGCCGTCCGGTGGATACGATGTTTGGCCTAAGCAATCCAAACCGCCTCGCAACGAAGAGTTTCAATCTACTCGGCAAAACAGACCTTGGACCGGGTTCACCGTCTCCATTCCCCGGAGCGTATAGTGAACCAATTGGCCCACAAGGTCCCGGATTTACGCCGGAAGAACAAACAATTTATGCTGAATCTCAGAAACCCGCTCCACAGCCGCCTCCACCAGCCCAGCCACAGGTAGGAGCACCGCCAACACTAGGCTTCAACGTAAACGTACCACAAGAGAATATTTCTCAAATGTGGGGGCGTGATACGGCCCCTATTGGTACCGAACAGCGTCCGGGAGCTAATATGTTCCCGCCGAAGACGCCAAACGCGCCGCTGCCGCAAGCACAGCCTGCAATTGCGGGGGAAAGTCTGCCAAACGGTAACCCTAACTTTAACTTTCCAGCCAAACCCGGCGTCCCGGCCAACACTACCGGAATGTGGGGCGAAGCGATTACTGTGCCCATAAACTCAACCGCACCGGGCGGCATGAGAACGACACCTTTTGCACCAGCACCACCAGAACGTAACTACTTCAATCTCCCGCAACAGGAACCATCATCCGGTTCCCAAGTTCCACCCCAGCCAACAGGTTCGCAGATTCCACCGCAACCTACTGGCTCACAACTCCAGTATCCGCGAGTTGCACAATCTCCAACTCCTGATGTAAGTTCGATGGGGGCGGCTGCTCCGCAGGCTTCTCAGCCACAACCAATACAAGCGGTTAGTGCGCCGTCCCAACCTCTTAACTATGTACCCGCTCTTGGCCGTACTGCCGAGCCTGTCCAGCCAGTAAATCCGCAGGAAGCCGCAGATTTATCGAGCTTGGTAAAGAAACCAGTATCTCCAAACGAGGTTCCCGGTATGTATCGTAAAGCTGCTGAAACTATTACACCGACTCGGCAAAGCGCTGCTAATGCTTCGAATAAACTGGATGTGGTTGAACAAGGACGCAAGCAACGGGCGGATATCGCAAAGCCTGTGGAGAAACCTGCTTCCGATCCTGTCTCCCAACTTCGTAAGCTCCCTACTCCAGAGGGTGGTTGGACAGCAAATCGTATCCAACGTCAGTTGAAAATCGGTTATACCCGTGCTGTTGAGATATCCAAGCAGATGAATGTAGGAAAGTAATGAAGAAATTCATCCTACTTCTGGCTTTATTCTTTCTTCCCGTAATTGCCTCCGCGCAATCGGTTGTAGTTACGGGTAATCTGAAAGATTTAATTGGTGGTGGCGTCAGTTCGAATAGTACTTTCCTGCGTCTACGTCTACAGAACTACACGGGATTCGTACCAAAAGTGAATGGAGTCGCCGTATTGATGCCTAACTGCGGTCTTCCGAATACCGTCTGCAAGGATTTCAAACCCGATGGCACGGGCGCAATTAGTGGAAATATCTACGGAAACGACGTGATTCAACCCGTTGGTACCTACTACACCGGAGAATTCTGGACAAACGGTAAGATAGCGTTCTCTTGTGATTATCTGCTTACCGGAACAGCGTTTAATGTAAATACAGCTTCTTGTCTATCCCAATCGCCTAGTTTGGGACCTAGCACCCTAGTTACCCAATCATTTCTTTGCACACAAGGGACACCAGCTACGACATGGACTTGCATTCATAATTTAAACGATATCAACGTGACAGTGGAAGTTTACGATCCAAATAACAAACTTCTCTGGCCGGATACTATTATAAATACTAACGTTAACACTACAGTAATTACCTTTGTCAATCCGCAGGCAGGTCAGGCTGTTCTAATTCACGCGGGAAGCGTAACTATTGCTACTAATCAGCCCAATGCGGTTATTCAGAACCCGGTAGCCACACAGAGTATTACCGGGCCAGCGCTTACGCTCAACGCCCAAACTATTTTTAACGGAGCAAGCTCCTTCGTTGGGAATGATACTCATACCGGAACTTCTACCTTCTCCGTATTAGCAACTTTCAATGGAACGCTTCAGGTACCCCTAAAACTCGATCCCGGTTCCCCAACTATAGGAGAGTTTTGGGTGAATGGAGCTAGCGGAAAGTTTCGGGATAATGCTGGTTCCCCGGTTACGCATACGATTCAAACAGAACGCATAGCCGTTACCTGTTCCGCGCATACTTTTATAAACGTCACGAACAACGATGCTCTACCTACTTGTACCCAGCCAGCATTTGGCGATATCGGTGGCACGATTAGCAACTCCCAATTTAGTTCGCAACTTGCGAACACAGTATTCGCCGCCCCCAGCGGAAGTTCCGGTACTCCCTCTTTCCGTCCGTTAGTCAGCGCCGATATCCCAGCCGCTAACCTATCGACTGGCGGAAGTGGTGGAGTTACTGGTAATCTACCAGTAACTAATTTGAATAGTGGCACCGGAGCATCGGCTACTACCTGCTGGCACGGCGACGGAACTTGGAGCACCTGCGCAACAGGGGCTACCAAAATCCAAACAGTAATCAAAAGTTCGGGTATTTGTACTACTTCAAACGCTACCTTTAATACCTGCCCGGTTACGATTACTTGGCCAGTTAGCTTTGGAACGACTTCTTATAGCGTCACATGCAGCGGTGTCGGTCCTAACGACTCCGGTAATACCGACCAAGGCCGGGTAAACCTGCAAATAGGCTCTAAAGCCGCAGGTAGCGTAGTCGTTAACGTAGTGACACTCGGAGCTAGCGCCGTGACATGGAATGAAATAGATTGTATCGGAGTTCTGCCATAATGAAAAAGTTAACTACGTTTCTTATCCTGCTTCTTGCGCCCTTCATTGCGCTGGGCCAGACTACGCACGGTAAGATACAAACAGACGAGATTTTCAATTCAGGTATCTTGACGATCTCCGGGGCTACGCCATCGGTAACAAACGGAAATATCTTTGCCACAAGCAATGGAAGTCCGATAACAATTACTAACTTTCTAAATGGTGTAAATACTCAACGTATCTCCGTTATCTGCGCTGATTTGAATACTTCTATCGCCAATAACGCAAATATTGTCACCTCTAACGGAACCACCTTTACCTGCGGCTTCATTAACCAAGAACTTGATTTCATTCTCAACGGTACCGTATGGGTACAAGCATCTGGTGGCGTGGCAGCGGGTTGTTCGCCAAGCGGTAATAATAATGCTCTGCAAAAGAAATCCGGTACAGCTTGTGTAGGTACGGCTCTTACTGAGAACGCAGGTACGTTTGCCGTCGGTGACGACTTCCAGCCGCTAGGACCGAACCCATATGTTGATCCTCGTTCATATGGAGTTCGTGCGCTTGACACTAGATTCATTCCTGCCGTTCCGGGAATTACGGGAAGCATAAGCAGCGGAACAACCGCTCTAACGGGAATCTCTACCTCTAACTGTTCGAACCAAACTGGAGCTATTTGCTTTAGAAACGGAGACGGCATTGCTATTCCCAATGCAGGCCCATCTCAAAGCATGGTTGCTCCTACCCCAGCAGTAGTTCCAAGTCTTCCTGCTGGTCCTACTGGTATTGCGGTAACTGTCGCAGGTCCCGCAGGCCCTTCCACATATAACTATAAAATAGTAGCCGTTGATAAAGCTAGGGGTATGACTGTTCCCGGTCCTGTTACTACGATAACTACGGGTAAAACTAATCTTGGAGCTAGGTCTGTAGGACTAACTTCGTGCGCTAGGGCTAATAAAACGGTTACTTGTCAAACTTCGGGTGTTCACGAATTGGCAGTTGGAGCAGCTATTATAATTAATCAAACCATAGGTGATGGCACCTTTTCTGGTACCTATCTTGTCGGAACGGTACCGGACAACACGCACTTTACGTACACCAGTGGTTTCGATACTAGCATAGGCGCATCTACTTCCTCAACTGGAGGAACGGTTCATTGGTTTAATGAGAACCTAATTTCATGGTCTCACGTTGCGGGAGCGCATCAATATATTATTTGTTCAGATCGTATAGGTGGAGGATTCGTTCCTATTGGTATTACTCTACCAGATAATCAAACAGTCGCTCCAGCTATAACTGATATGGCTCTAGCTTGGGATGACTTAGGTTCTCCTTTGCGGGATAACTTCCAGCTTCCATACTGGGCTGGGACTAACCCCTGCACTGCATCGTCTCCTCAAAATGACGAACTAACGACAACAATTGTAAGCGGTGCTCCGGGTACAAGCTTTACTTTAGCCAACGCAGCCAGCAATACAGTAAGTAATGGAACAATTCTCTTTGACAATAGTGTTAATTTCCTAGCCGCCGTCACCGCTGCTCACCAGACCCCAGTAAATATCCCTTATACTTTTATTCCCGGTACGGCTACAGGATTTGTTTTTAATTCCTATCTTATTCTCCCTACACAGGCGAATATTTGCCAGCTTGGTCCCGTTCAAATTAACGATACGATTGAAGTGGTTCTTGCGGATAGGTGGTCGGGGAGTTGTCCACCAGCATCAGCGTCAGTACCATCTTCTGGTTGGGAAGGTTTTCCCTCTGTTAGCGTGGGACCTGCTTATCCGGGTATCTACAAAGCTGGCGGCAATCTAGCTATCGGAAATTTACAATTTACTGACTCTGCTAACTTAAATAACAAAATTTATATGGTCTACGATGGTGGAGGAGTTCCAAGTGGTACTCTTAATAGTATGAATATGTCCCTAAGCGGGAATATGAGTATGGGAATAGTTCTCCGGGCTAATACGGGTAATTCAGTAAATGGCTTGACGATGCGGGGACACTTTCTATTCGCCTCGTCCACAGGTTCCATTGGAGATACAACAACCCCATCATTCTATGGAGACCCGGCAGGCATAATTGCTAACTATATTGCCACTCCCGGACGCGGTTTAGCCTTCAAGAGCGTTACTTCTCCATTTAACGGAGTTTGTTTCATCGCAGATTTATACATGAACGGAGGAGTAACTCCACCGCTTACTCTTATATCCGGTGGGGCTAATCAGTTCTTCCATCTTGGATTAGTGACCGAGGATACCGTTGGACTCCCATTATTCGCTAATCTAAACTCAGTGGGGTCTAAACTAACTATTGACGACCTGCAAGCAGGACCTAACTCGGATGGAGTTAGCTTCCCTCCTTTAGTCAGCGGATTCTCTACTCCTGTAATTGGCGCATCAATGGTGCCCGGATATGATCGAAATGTTTCCCTAATCAGCGGAACAGGTTTAAGTTCTACAGAACCCGCTGGTACTAACCTCACGCAACAATTCATTGAGGGTGATTTTTGGGTTGGAAATAATCACTCTGTTTTCGTTAACAGTCCAGCTATCGGAGCACCCACTGCGGGAGCACCAACGGCTGGTGGATCGGTGCCGATTGGCACTATAAATTATCGTGTAGTCCCAGTATGGGCAAATGGAGGGGAAGGTAATTATTCTCTTACTTCGAATTCTGTAACTACTACTTCAGGTTTCCAGACAATTCCTTTAACTTGGCCAGCAGCTTCCGGTAACCCTCTTGGTTACGATATCTATCGCAACGGAGTGTTATTGACTTGTACCATTCCTAATGTAACTACTAATGCATTCTCTGACACTTTAGGCTTTGCTTGCGGTGCCAGCGCTGAACAATTACCTACGGGTGGCCCAACGATGCTCATGCCCGGAACGCAGGGTATAGTAGCGCCGCAATATATATTGAGTGGAGGCACTACTGGAGGAAAAGCCACAATCAGCGGAACATTCACAAGCAATCGTCCGGCGACATGGCCAGATGCTAGCGGAACGGTAGGATTATATACTGGCGCATTCTCTACCAATGATTGCATAAAAGCCAGCATAACAGCCGGATTTGCGGTATTCGTAAGTGCGGGTGGCCCGTGCGGAACATTCGTCAATCCGATGAGTGCTATTGGACAAATGATTGGTGGCGGTACTGCCGGAGCGCCTGTAGCAATCGCAGCGGGTAAAACGGGACAAAGTATCGTTGCAAGCAATGGCGCGACACCTGCGTTTGCTTCGCCGGGAATTAACGGAAGCAATGTAACTTCGACTCCGTATACTGTGCAGTGTGATAGTTCAACGGCACTAATTGATCGCGGCACTGTAATTACGCTGAAATCTGGAGCTAGTGTAGTGAACGTACCTGACCCAAGCACCTCGGGATGTGGCGGTAATTTCGTATTCTCGTTAGTAGACGATGGCGCAAGCGCAGTTACAATCAATCGCGGCACGACGGCGACATTTAACATCGCAAACGGGAACTCGAATTCCGATGGTCAGACCAGCTTCACAATGACCAATGGACAATTCGCAACAATCAATAGTCCTGATAACACGAATTGGACAGTACGATTCGAGACACTAACTACCGTTCCAGTCTCCGCAGCCGTGTTGGGTTCCACTGCTGGTGGCGTGCTTCAAGCAGATACCTCGCACAACATCGTAACTCCGCTTATCTGTTTGGATTCGTCTGGCTCCGGTACAGCACAATCTTGCTCAACATCGCCTACATTTACTCCTGCTGCGGGAGACATAATTATATACAAAACCACGACTGCGAATACTGGCAGCGTAACGGTCAACGTAAACGCTAGCTCTGCCGCAACAATCAAGAAGTGGCAGGGAACGGCGAACTTGGCTGCGAATGATCTACAGGCTGGAATCTACAACCTAATAGTCTTCGACGGTACGAACTGGGAAATTCCGACAATTGGTAATGCACCGTCGGGCGGCGGATCATCAACATGGAATGGTTTGACTAATCCTACTGGAAATATGTTACTTAATACGATGAGTACCTTCCTATCCGAATGGGACTACACCACTGGGTTGACGAATGCTTGGAAGATTACAAACGTTACCGCAGCTACAGTCACGACTCCACAGAACGGCCCACAAATGAACCTTGATTGCGGACAGGAATGGACTGGTGCGGGTGTCTCAACGGAAGCATGCTATCAGGTTCAGGTGACTCCGGGAACTGGATTGAATACGCAATCGCTTGTGGCGATTAAGAACACAAGTGCGTCAACGAATACCAATAACGGCTTCAGCTTCAATGGAAATATCTACCTACCTTCTGGCGGGAAAGTGGGTATCAACTCGCAGGGAAACGAGAATGCCTCCTTTGCTTCAGGCGGCCTATCTTGCGCTTCGGGTACGCGCTGCGTAGCGTTCTTTAACACAGGAAACATCGACACAGGCGGTATCGACGGTACGGTAAGCCGTGTTGCAGCCGGGGTAATCGGTATTGGAACTGGAGCAGCGGGGAGCACTGCTGGCACTGCCGCTCTTACAGCAACTCGCTATACAGAAGCAGCGGCTCCTACAACGGCTGCATCTTCGGGCACTGTTTACGAAGATTCAACCCAACACGAATATTTCGGTTCAACCAATGGAGCTTCAACTTTTGGAATGCTAAATCGTACCCAACCCGGTGCAATTAACAACTCAGCACAAACCGCAGCGATTACCACGGCAACTCTTTGCGCAGCTTCCGCTGGAGCCTGCAACGTAGCTGGTCAATATAAGGTTCATTTTGATTTTATCGAGGACGGTGCAGCCTGTGCTACTCCCGGTACTGGTGGCGTAACATTCTTGCTAACTTGGACAGACGCAAACGCTACCACCCATTCCGCTGTATCTCTTGCAATGGATGATGCATCTGGAATAACATCGCTTTCTCAGACATTCCACTTCCAGACTACCCTTGCCGCAGCATGGGCAAGTGGAGATTTTACCATATCATCTAACGGTTCCGTTATTCAATATGCAACTGGATATACCGCATGCACTTCCGGTACAGGATCGTATCGTCTTCAGGCTGCTGTGGTGAGATTGCAATAATGAAATGGTTTCTTCCAATTCTATTTTTATTGCTACCATTTTCTGCGTTCGCTCAATATCCACCGCCAACTGGTGGATTTGACACGTATCACGGCTTGGCTGGAACAAACTGTACTCACGGGACTGCCACAGCGTTCTCGCTCGATACGATTACAGTAAGCGCGCATCAAAATATTGTATTCTGCGATTTCTCCAGTCACGTATATTATCTAAAGGGCTTTTTCACTTTCGATAACTCTCAACCCGGTGGATCAGATGAGTTTGGGCATACATACAACTTTTATACAACCGCTAAATACGGCACCCAACAGAACTGGGCTGATGCCTCAATTGGCCGTTTCCTAAGCTGGGGATATACAGGGCTAGCCCCCGGACGAGCTACCTCGGTAACTAATCCTTGGGCAACGGCTAACCCAGTCCCTTTCATTGCTGGCGCTGACGTATCTCACTACAGCGTATCGAATCCACAGGGATACACCCACGCAGGCTGCGACTTACCGAAGGACCTCTCTACGTCGCTAAAGACTACATCCTTCAGCGGGGCAACGTCTTTCAATCTTGTGGATTATAATAGTTCATGCTGGGGTACTTACGTTCGTGCGTACATGGACAATGATAATGCTTTTGCAGTGAGAAGCCAAACGACAGCTTTTAAGCACTATTTAGTAGCTATAGCACTAACTGACGCCGATAACTCTCACTGCCTTGGTGCCGGACCCGACTTCGTTCCCGCAAACGGGAATTATGATTTTCGCTGCGGAACTATGTCGCTATACGCGCCACCAACCCAATTTGCCGATTCGGGAAATGGTCAGGTTTACACAGATGGAACAGTAGCGATTAAAAAAAGTATCCATACTATCGCAATTTCCGCCCATACTAACTTCACTGGAATCAATACCTCATGGGGAAGTTCCTATACTACAGACTTAACTAGCGGCACTTGCTTTGGTTCATTACAACCAACATATGTATGCCCGTCCCCAGCAGCCGCTTTCGCTCTTGGAACTGGTAATGGGGTACAAACGGTATTCACTGGAACTTTGAATACGATTGTATCGAAATTTTCAATCTATGTCGCAGCCAATGGCGCAATTATTGGTGGTGATACGGGAAGTGGCGGAATCTTCGGCAATAAAGTACCAGCTATTACACTTGCTTCGAGCACAATCAATTACTCTACTGGAGCCTTGAGCATAACGTTCACGACAGCCCCGGCAAACGGTGTAGTCCTAACGGTAGGTTACATCCAGAATGGCTGGGGGATCGGAACAGGACTACTGGACGAAGATTGCCGCGCTGGACACGCTTCCTATTGTGGAAGTTCGCTTGTTTTCCTAACCGGAATGACAACAGGCTTAAAAACAGATATTGGAGCTACAACAAAACAATATGCCACAGACTATGCTGGCCAAGCGACAACCGCTATTTCAGGGTGGGCTAGCACCAATAGCTTCACTGGAAAAGTACTATTTGCCGGAGTATATGCTCTAGGAAGCTGGGGAGCACCACCAGATAGTTTCGTGCTCCAAGGAATGGCAGCGGGTGGACAGGATGTTATTATCGCCTCAGGTTCGGGAAACGGTTTCTCCCATTGGACACAGGGTATGCTTGACTATGTCCATACAAATTGGGGGGATGTTCCAATTATTGAAAGTTCCTACCGCGTATCTAATCGAGACTCTAGCTTCGCTTGGCCGGGAAGTCCAGCTACTTCAACTCCGGGAACTACGGCTGTCTCAGCAACGCTAACAACCCCAATTAATTTTAGTACAGGATCGTTGATTGATTCTTTCTGTGCTGACGCCTCGTATAATCGTTTACAGGCCCATCCGAACTCCGTGAATACAGGTACGGGAGTAGTAACCTACACGTCTACATCAAACACAGTCTCCGCTTCCACAACCTGTACAGTTCAATGGTCTGACAATAACGAAGGCGGTTTCTCGTCTCAAATTACACGCGGAAACGACTATAAATCCGATATCGGAGCCGCACCAACGGTAGCATACACTACTGGCGGAAAGAGAATGTACGTCGGTCTCCTGCAATGGGCATGGCAGGATTATCACAACGAGAAACTAAATTGGGGAGACGTAACAGTAAAGGATAATCCATATAATGGAATTGATGGCAATTCCGGTTCCTTTGCTTGTCAAGCTCCTGATGGAGCACACACTTGCGGTGGGGAAGCAACGGATCATCTTAACGGCGGTCCTCTTGGGGATTTTATCGACTTAGTTGGACAGGCTCATGGACAAATAGATACTTATTTCCTTGGCGGCGGTGGAGGCAGTTCGGGAGTAACCCTTAGCATCACAAGCGCCAGTTTCGGAACTGAAATAATCGGACTTACGGACAATACGTGTAATGTCTCCTTATCCCCATGTATAGTACAATTAACTAATAGTGGTACTGCTACATTGAATATTAGCAGCATTGCTTTATCAAGTGGAGTGAATTTCGGAAAGTCCACGACTTGTGGAGCAACTCTTGGAGTTGGATTATCATGCAATGTGACACTAACTTTCACGCCAACTACTTTAGGAGCGTTAAGCGATACACTCACTTTCACAACCGATGCGCCAAGTAGTCCAGATACCGTATCACTTACAGGAAATGGCGTTCCCCCGCCACTGCCAGCTATACAGTTCGTAAAGCTAACTAACAGACCGGAGCAACCAACCCATGAATATATCTTCTAATGAGCAGGATTTTAGAGAAGAAGTAATCGCTAAATTAAGTACTATCAGCGCTAAGATGGATATGCTCGTGGGTACTGATACGAACAAAGGACGTGTTCGCAAGCTAGAGGAAGACGTACAGGAACTAAAATCCTCCCGCGATAAAGCCATTGGTTGGGGAATCGCTTGGGGAATGTTCATTGGGATCGGTGAGGCGATTTATCATTTATTCAAGAAATAATGTGAGTTGCTTGATTTCAATTATCGAGATAGAGTAGTAACGGAGAGAAAATATGGCTGCAATCGGTGGTGGACAAATTATTCAGAAGGCGCTCGAACGGACAGCGCTTAATGATATGGGTACTGGATTGGCTTACGGAAACGGAACTACGCCCTTTGAATTGGGATTGGGTCCCGAAGGTCCGAAGGGTACAATGGTCGGTGCTGTAAGCTTTAGCGTTCTTTCTCACCTTAACGGTGGAACTATCACAGCGGGAACGCTTACTATCGACGTAAGCTTAGATGGAATTAACTGGACGGACTCTGGAGTAACTGGCGTTCCAGTTCCAACAACTGATAGCGGATATGCGATTATTACTCTGAGCAAGTACAGCGCGGCCCAAAAGATGCCTGCGCGTTTTGTCCGGGGCAAAATAGCAAGCGCAGCATCAACGGGCGCTCCAACGGTAGACATAGCTGCGGCGGCGTAAATGGATCAAACGCTAATCTTGCTCGTGAAGGATATAGCTACGGGGCAAGGACTTGATTCGAAACTCGTATGCGCCGTAATCGAACAGGAAAGTATGTGGAATCCTTATGCAATACGATATGAGCCTGCTTTCTTCTCGAAATACGTAGCACCGCTTTACACGAATAATAAGATTAGCGCCACAGAAGCTTACGCACGAGGATTCAGTTGGGGTTTAATGCAAGTAATGGGACAGGTAGCGCGGGAAACCGGATATCTTGGCCCCTTGCCGCAACTCTGCGACCCAAACTTTGGTATACTAGTTGGGTGCAAGGTACTAAAGAAGAAACTAGATAGATACAATGACGACGTGACACAGGGTTTATTAGCTTGGAATGGCGGAGCGAACACCGCTTACGCCAGTGAAGTACTAGCAAGGATTAAAAACTATGAGTAAACTAGATTCGTTAAACACTCCCGGTGGACACTTGGCGATATTGCTGTTTCTAACTCTCGCTTTCGGCGTATCCGGCGTATGGCTAATGCTTAAATTTGGACCGACGGCTCCAGCAGTAGCTTTGCTTGTCGGATCGTTCAGTAACTTTTCTGGCGCTGTGCTAATTATGCTGCGCTCAGGACCGAATGTTCCACCCGCACCAACAGATTCCAGTCCCAAAGTCTAAGGAGAATAAAGTGAAGAAACTCGCAAACGTAAGTCTAGTAGCAATGCTATCGGTGGCAATGATTGTATCTGGTTGCTCGTTCCAGAGTGCAATGACGCAGCTATCGAAGTATTTGCCAGTCGCGCTTCAGGCGTTTAACGGAGTCGTAACGATTCTTGTAAACGCTGGAGCATTGTCATCCGCGCAAGGCACTGTTCTTAGCGCTGACTCAGCCAAAGTAACGAAGGGATTTACCGACGTTGAAGCGGCTGTAGCAGACTATAATGCTGCCGATCCTGCATCTAAGAGTACCAAGCTTACTGCGGTAGTCGCAGCATTGAACGTAGTACAAGCAGACCTTGGAAAGTTCCTGCCTGATGTTGGTCTAGACCCCAAGAACAAGGATGTTATCATCGCGCAATCAGCGCTTGTTCTACTAGAAGGCACTCTCGCTAGCATCGCGGTAAATCTACCTAACCCTTCTCCCGCAGCAAAGGCAGCGGCCAGCAAGGTTAAAATCGTGTCCGCAAAAGACTTCAAGAAGCAGTATAACGCTATCGTAGTCAACGGCGGACACGCCTATGTCGCAATCAAGTAACTTACCCCTATCCCCGAATGGCCGTCGATACGGAGCGCATCGCTCTCCTTTCGACCATCGGGACTTTGGAATGGCGCGGTTTCCAATGGGAGTCGCGCCACTTCCGTCTTCAGTAGACCAAGAAGCATTCTGCGGCCCGAAGCGTGACCAAGGAGCGGAGGGCAGTTGTACCGCACACGCTGGCGTGGGTATGCTGGAATTTGTTCTCGGCAAGCACGACCCGGACTTTTCATCCCTGCCGGAATTCGTCCCTGATTTATCACCCGCATATTTGTACTATAAGGAAAGATTAATAGATGGAACACTGGGTCAAGGCGATTGCGGTAGTTATGGCCGTACAGCTTGTAAGGCTATGCAGCAGTTTGGTGTCTGCATGGAATCGACTATGCCATATGTAGCGGGGTTATTGAATACGCCACCGTCGCAGGCACAAGATACCGAGGCTGGACAATTCAAGTCTGGTGCATATCACTCGCTTTCGAACATTCAGGACATGAAAGCGTGCTTGGTAAGCGATTATGTATTCATAATCGGATTTACTGTATACGAATCCTTCGAGACTAAAACGGGAGGAACGCACGTCTTCAATCCGAAGACAAGCGAGAGTATCCTTGGAGGACATGAAACACTAGTTATCGGATACGACGACAGTAAGTTCGGTGGTTCATTCAAGGTTCGCAATAGCTGGGGAGCTAATTGGGGAGATAAAGGTAACTTCTGGATACCCTATCCAGTAATGACAAACCGGGAAGTCGTTATGGACGCCTACATCCAACATCTAGGAAAGCCGTGGTAAGCACAGTGCAATATGAATCGCGGACACGCAATATGGATACTCTGGTTCCTTATTTCGATAGCATATGAAATTTATTGCTGGTACAGCGAGAAGCAACCGACGCTGACTCGTACCATCGTAGACCTTATCCCTTGGTGGGCAATGGCATTTTTTCTGATATGGTTATCAATTCACTTTTTCTACTACTACCGTAAGTAGGGATGCCAGTGAGTTCGGTGAAGCGATCTAAGTAGCGATATTCGGCTAGGATGGGATAGAGGGATAGAATCGTTCTCTCATTAAGCGACCCGCGCATTTCTGGAGCGCACTCTGCGCTACAAGTCTCCCAGCTAGTGTCAGTCATCAACGCAGCTTTCTCAATCCAAAGCATCTTATTATCCGCTTCCTTAACCTCCGGCGTCATTGGACGATCCAAACCATACTTTACGCAGATAGCTTGCATAATACGGTCCTCAATTTCCATGTAATACGGACCAATTGGAGTATGGTGTTTCAATGGACGGGATAAGTCGCTGATATATGTTTCTGGAGCATCGTGTAATAGTGCCAGAAGTGCGTGAGTTTGTGGGCACAGGAAGGATGCGTGCCAGCAGTGTTCCGCTACGCTGTAGAAGTGCTTTGTGTGCCCAGTGAAACGGCATTGGTTAGAGAGCGCGTGGGCAATATCTTCAATGCAAATATCCTCGGGTTGGGGATCGAGGAGATAAAATTTCTTTCCAGTATAGGTTTCAATCCAAGGTCCTCTAGCCATCGTGTTCCTCCCGAAATAGAATAAGAGCTATCAAAGAAAGAACTGCGATATCCTTTAAGGAATCCTCAACCCCGTCATAATTTATTTTCCCAGTTTTTGCGAAGGTTTGAAGCCTCTTCATTTTCTCGTTTACGCGGAACAGAGGACTTTTCCAAGAAGCCACTCCCCACTCTGCTAGAGCCTTGTGGTTCCCATATTCAGGTCCATTGCCATCGTAATCTGCACCCTTACTATCGTGCAAAATACCTAGTTCAGCTAGAAGCTTGTGAAATCGCGCGTAGCGTTCCTTACTAATTAATCCTTTTGTCCCCAACTCTGTTATGTCGTGATGGTAACTGCTTGTTTCGCATCCCATAAATCCCCCTATACTTCGAAAGTATATCCCTATAATCTATCCCGGCGCAATCGCAAATGAACTGTAAATCCAGACTATTTTTCGTCAACCAATCTATCGCTTCCTGTCGCAATATCTCAGGTCGTTCCTTACGTCCACAGATGAGGTTAATCCCATTCGCTTCCTCTACCGCCCGGACAATGATATGCAGATAGAATCTTCTATATATTCTATCCTCATGCGTGGAATTGAAATCATCGAACACCTCAACCGAATATTGCGGCACTGGTTAGCTCTCTGGAAGTCGGTAAACCCGAATTTTTCTCCCGCCTTCATGTCGCCAACCCTCAATAAGCTTGCCCTCGGAGACTAATGCTCTCAATCTGGAATCAGCCGAACGGTAGCCTAGATTGTACCGTGTAGCGAACTCCCTGATTGAGATTCCCTCATCGTTCTCCCGCTTAACTATTTCATCTAACTGCGCTTCGAAAGTCTTTTTCATCGCGGATAAACCTTTCCTCCAAAGGAGAATCTGCCATTGGTGCATATAATCGGATACAGATTGAAACTATTCTCGTTCCCGTGATACTCCACAATCCCGAATCCATTTATCCACGAAGTAGGGCGGTTTTCGAGATAATCTGGATTCGTCTTTCCGAGAATTGGCAAGCAATACGCCATCCACTTCTGCGTCTCGTCGTGAGGTAACACCTTCGTCCACGACTGCGGCGAGTGGAAGTGTCCGTAGACTAAATTTCGACAGAATGTTTCCACGGCCTTCTTTGCATGATATTGCGTAGTGATCGATTCCCCGTGCGCGTAGAATAACTTGCCATATTTGAACGTCTTCCCCATTGGGAGTACTTTCCAGCCACGCTTTGAAAGATGCAAGTTCTCTGGTCGGTTGAACTTCCCTATCAGTTCCGGGTACTTGTCCCCCAAATCGTTCGCCCATTGGTCGTGATTCCCTTCTATCCATACCTTAACGCAATCCTTGGGGAGTAGCTGCTCAATTGGAGTAAGAATCTGCGCTTCGAATTCAGCTTCATCCAACGCGAAACGTCCCTTTACCCGCTGGCCGGGTTTGCCATCAGTATGATGCGAGATATCGTGATTGTCGAATTGATCCCCGAGGAAGATGAAACCTGATACTGGATTATGCTTGACGTAAGACAAAAGCGCTTTCCATGTGCTCCAGCTTACCTTTGGAAAGTGGAGGTCTGGAGCTATAATAAACGTTTTCGAATTCACTTTTTCTTTCCTTTAGCGATCTCCGGGGCGCGTTTGGTGCGGAAATCGTTTATCTCTTCCATTGTGTCATGGAAGTTTATGGGATGAACAAGCTTTAATTCGTCGTTGAAGATTTCCTTATCATCGGAAGTAATTTTACAAGTTACGTGCCAGTCCTCAATCTCGGTTACGTCTAGCTTATTGGCTTCTTTATTATAATGGGAAACGGTGTAGGAAGTATTACGAGCAACGCAGGACACGTTGACTCTAGGCACGGGTGTAGCCGGAACGTGCAATAACCCAAGCAGTAACGCCGTATACATTGCCGGATTCATACGGGAAGTATAGCACGTTTTCCACAGGTGTCAAGCGCTATTTTTCTTCGGATGGCCTCAATTTTTCGCAGAACGCTTGGAAGGCTTGTATATGTTTACTGTGCTTATTCAGCAAAGAACGAATGCTTATTTCAATTATTTTGCTTTTCGCTGGGGAAGGGACAAGTAGGTGTAATGCTGATTTATGGTACGGCACATTTTCAAGCCGCAAAATATAAAAATCGACTTCTTCTTCAGTCATTTTACCGTGCCGATGTATATTGAAGCGCCAACGCGGAACTCCCTTGTTTATACAGCATCGAGCCGTTTTAATTTCAATGCGGAAAACTCCGCCCACAAGAACATCAAAGCTACTGTTATATGGTAATTTCTTTGTAGATATTCCGTAGTTTTGGTTGAGAAGTTCGGAGACGGCTTCTTGACCTGCTTTACCTGACTTGTAGTAATCATTTTTCATACATATAGAATAGCACAGATTATTTAAGTAAGCAAGGGGAAAATTGGAGCCAAGTGGCTGAATCGAACAGCCGTTTGTGAGGTACAAGCTCACCGTAATAACCACTATACCAACTAGGCTTTGGTGCGGTCAGAGGGAATCGAACCCTCATTACCCGGTAGAGAGCCGGGAATTTTGCCATTAAACTATGGCCGCGAAATTTGGAGCAGATTCAAGGAATCGAACCTTGATAACGTGCTTACCAAGCACGCGCACTGCCATTGTGCTAAACCTGCTTTGGAGGTGGATGTGGGAGTCGAACCCACTACAATCGGGTTGCAGCCGACTAACTAACCGTTCGTCTTACCCACCCAAAATATTTCCCTACCAAGAGTATGAATCTTCTCCGCCAGTTCTCTATACTCATCCGTCCACTTACCAACTGGCAGCTTCTTGGTCAGAGCCTTTAATTCGTGGAAGGCGCGTTCCGCTTCAGCGAAACGATCCATCCAGTATTTGGTTTCTTCGTTCATAATATTGGAGCACAGTGTTGGACTTGAACCAACGTTGCCGCTTTACGAGAGCGGAGTCGTACCATCTGGACCAACCGTGCTTGGAGCGAAGCCACGGATTTGCACCGAGACTTTTTGCTTGGAAGGCAAAAGTGCTGCTATTACACCAGCCTCGCTTTCATACGTCTGTAAGTGCGTTCTGCATGACAATTAGCGCAAACAATCTCGCACTTTTCAATCTCTTCTAAAATCACTGTTCTAGCTCTAAAGCGAACTATATTGGATAAGTTACCTATCTTTTTCCCGCGTACATGGTCGAAATGCATAATCCAAGGAGCGTATTTAACCTTACAATCAATACACGGCCTGTCCTTAAAGGTATTCATCCATTTGACTTGTCGTTTTTCTCTTGCTTTAGCGCCAGCTACATATCTACTTTTATTCCTGAGATAATGTTTACGATGATATTTTTTAGCGCAGGGCTTACAAATATCCCGGAAACCATCTATCTTTTTCGCATTCTTATGAAATTCCGAAAATTCTTTGCTTTGTTTACACTTTCCACATTGTTTCATACTTCCAGTATATCACATATTTGGAGGTCAGGGACGGAATCCAACCGTCATTAATGCCTTCGGAGGGCATTGTCCTGTGCATTGAACGACCCAACCTCAAACTGGAGTCCCCCGTCAGAATTGGACTGACCTCTCAGGTTTCGTAGACCTGCGCTCTGTCCGATGAGCTAGAGGGACGAATTTCTTCTTTTATCAGTGCGAATTCTGTGGCAATTAGCACACGTTATTTCGCACTTTTTAATTTCTTTAAGAAGGGCCTTCATAGGCACTTTATCGTAGTGACTGCTGATACTAAAAAGTTTCTTTCCTCTTACGTGGTCGAAATCCATACAAATCGGAGGAAATTTCTTTTTACAATCAACACAACGCTTCTTTTTGAACGGAAGAATTACTTCAGTGTAAATTTTCTTCTTCCGAACTTTACTCTTCTTAAAATAGACTGCTTTGTTAGCGTAATAGTTTCGCTTCGAAGCAGCACGTCTGTCTTCTATTTGAGAGTAAGCCATTAAAAAGTTTCCGGCAGTCGGGTAGACGCGAGTGCTGAACTCGTGTGGACCCTCGTCGTCAGCAACGACTTACTACCGAAATTTGAATCCCCGCATGTCAATCCATGCGCCCCCTAGAAAATGGTCACTCTACGTCCGCGCAAGGCTCGCGTGAGTTTCCGGGACTGATATTGGTACGCCGCCGAGGAATCGAACCTCGCTAGCTTGCGTGTAGGGCAAGTGCATGAGCCTATCTGCCAGCAGCGTAAAGGAGTCCGAATCCAATGTCCCTGAGAACCGGACCCCGGTTGAAGTTCAAAGCTTGGGATAGGGCTAGCTTCAACCGTTCTATTCTGGAGCGAAGCACGGGAATCGAACCCGTCTTTAATCGTTGGCAACGATTCGTACTGCCAATGTACGAGCCTCGCAAAATCTGGTAACGGAGGTGAGAGTTGAACTCACGGAGGTCTGCTTATGAGACAGACTTGAATACCCATTCTCCCCGTTAAACTTTCTTAAAACCCTTCATTTGAAGCCACTGATCGGAATTTCGTTGCTTTTCCGTCTCAGAGCAAATCTTATTAAAGTTCTTTCGTATCTCGCTTCCGTGCATTGGACGCTCCCAACGTTCATTGCCCCGGATAATAACCGCTGTCATCTTCACAGCCATAAAATTTGGTGCGCCGCCTCCGATTCGAACGGAGAAGAATTCGGGTTTGAGCCGAATATGTCTGCCAGTTGCATCAGCAGCGCGAAAATTGGTAGTGGTGGATGGATTCGAACCATCTGCCTTTCCCTTATCGGGGGAACGCGCATCCACATGGGCCTCACCACTATTGGTACTCGCCGTAGGAGTTGAACCTACTCGGCACCGCTAATCGGGCGGCAATCCAAGGTTTATAAAACCTCGCTGCATACCGATGCTGACGAGTATTAAATTGGGGTGTCCCCTTGGGTTCGAACCAAGATAGGCGGATTCACAGTCCGGCGTCTTAACCAGTTAGACTAAGGACACACAAAATTGGAGGAAGATAGACGAATCGAACGCCCATCCTTTCGGATGCCTCCGGGTTCAAACCGGATCGCCCACCATTGAGCGGTACCTTCCTTGGCGGAAACGGCAGGATTTGAACCTGCGATACCTTTCGGTACTCCACGTTAGCAGTGTGGCGCTTTAAGCCTCTCAGCCACGTTTCCACAAAAATTTTTGGTGGGCCTATCAGGACTCGAACCTGAATTCTCCGATTAAGAGTCGGTACTTCTGCCTATTGAATTATAGGCCCACGTTAAATTTGGCTGGTACCCTCGGACTCGAACCGAGACCCTAGGCATTAACAGTGCCCTATCCTGCCATTTAGACCAGATACCAGTAGAAACTTTTACTTCTGCGATTGTACCAAATTATCGTCGTCTTCGTCAAGCGCTTCTTGTTTCTGTTGCGCCGTAAATCCCTGATAATCGCCAGTGCTCTTATACGACGTAAGGGTTGCGCTCAGTGAACGAGTCGAACTTGCAGTTCCCGCAGCCGACGTTGCAAAACTCATGGCGTTTGATGCCGCGATATTATACTGTGCCGCCGTCAACACCGCATCCTGATTCGCACCAAGGAAGATAAATTCCCACTTGTACTTATCGTGCTGCTCGGTAATGAGTTTCTTTACCGTAGCCGCGCTGTGTTCCTTAGAAGCGTTCTCGTAACCATCGGTGATAATCACGATAGCAACCTTGTTTGGTCGCTGACTCTCATCGCGCTTCGCCAGTTCCGCGCCGATATCGAGAATTGTCTTCCCAATGGCATCGTGCAATGCCGTCGATCCGCGAGGATGAATCGTGTGCTTTGGTGCATCCTTAATGTTGGTACGGAATACTGGTTCGTACACGTCATCAAATTGGAACAGAGCTAACTCGCACTCCTGCGGGTCTTGTTTCTGCTTGTTGATGAACTCGTCCAGTGCCGTCTGCATATTATTCAAGCAGCTTCCAATGGAACCAGAACGATCCAAAACTAACCCAATTAATGTAGCATCCTTCACTGTACTTCCTCCTTAGAAAATGGTCGAGGAGGAGTGAGTCGAACACTCGCCGCTGGCTTCCGACGCCAGCAGACTTCCGTTATCAGACTCCTCGATTTGGTACTCGCGGCGGGATTCGAACCCGCGTTCTTGGCTTGAAAGGCCAGCGTCCTAGGCCGACTAGACGACATGAGCACTTACATTTGGCGGGGCCGAGGGGAATCAAACCCCCGTTCTTCGAGCGACAGTCGAGCGTCTTGTCGCTAGACGACGACCCCTAAGATTGGTGGACAATGCGGGACTCGAACCCGCAACTCCTCGGTGCAAGCGAGGCGTTTTCCCATTAGCACTAATCGCCCAAATTTGGTGGCATACCTCAGATTCGAACTGAGACAACCCTGCTCCCAAAGCAGGTGGGCTGGCCATTACCCTAGTACGCCGTGAACTCGTTTTTCATATTCCAGTATAGCATGGCAGTTAGCGCATAATACATCGCATTTTTCCATCTCTGCTAATACTGACTTCCAAGAATAATTTCTACTATCCGCCAATCTAAATTTCTTCTCTGACGGAATCCTATGATGAAACTCTAATGCGGTATGGTGTAAATCAAAACCACATTTCTTACAGCCCTTAGTAAGTTTTACTTCTCGAATTTTTCCTTGTATCTTATCTCTATATCGCTTATCCCGCAACTTTCTAGTAGTTCTATTGTACTTATGAAGGCTTTCCTTAAAATTTTTACTAGATAAGTACGCTTGCCCCTTTTCGGACTTAATCCACTTTCTTTGATTCTCAATACGACCCATTTTTGGTTAGTTGATAGCCCGGTTTCTGTACTCAATATATGAGTGACAATCATTCATCTAACGCATCCAACCCGATAACCAAATGCCTAGGGCCAGTAGTTATCCTATTTGGACTTGCTCCCGGCGTGGAGTCATTTAGAGAAATACTCTAACTCTTACCCGTCACATTACTGTGCCTGCAACTTCCACAGCGCCGTTACCCTTTGGAGACCGGAACTTCCTCCCCCATCTTCCGATGGCAGCGATTGTCTAACTAACCAAATTCTGGAGCAGCGAGTGGGACTCGAACCCACATGCAACGAGTTTAGGAAACTCGCGCCTAAGAGGAGCCTGTTTAGAAGACAGGTGCCTATTCCATTCAGCCACCGCTGCTCAAATCTTGGCGAGTCACGGTGGACTTGAACCACCACCAGCAGGGTTGGAGCCTGCCATGCTGCCACTAACACTTGCGACTCGCAAATTCTGGTTGCCCCAGTAGGACTCGAACCTACATGAACGCCTTCAGAGGGCGTCATCCTGCCAATTAGATGACAGGGCAATTGGTTCGGTGGGTACGATTCGAACGTACACCTAAGTGATTCAAAGTCACCCGTTCTACCAGTTAAACTACCGCCGAACAGAAACTTGGTGGACCGCCCGAGACTTGAACTCAGACCCCAGCGCTTAAAAGGCGCGTATGCTGCCACTCGCACTCGCAGTCCAAAAACTGGTGGAGGGGGAAGGATTCGAACCTTCATAACCCAATGGGCAATCGGTGTTACAGACCGACGGGGCCACCTGTTGCCCCAACCTCTCCACGAAACTTAGCGACGTGTTATCTGGCTTCAACGTCGTTCCACTCCAAGACCAGAGAGTGTTCGAATTTGGTACCCCGCGAGGGATTTGAACCCCCATGCCTTTCGGCGCTGCGTTCTAAGCGCAGTGTGTCTGCCGTTCCACCAGCAGGGTATTGGTGGTCAACCAAGGAATTGAACCTTGTACGCGCACGGCTTCAACGTGCCGCTCTACCGATGAGCTAGATGACCACGAAACTTTGGTGGGCAAGGTCGGAGTCGAACCGACAGGCACTCCGTTTTAAGCGGAGTAGGTATGCCAATTCCCTTCACTTACCCACGAAACTAATATACCACAAAATAAACTTGTCAGCCACGTTCAACCGCAACGCTCGCAGGGTACTCGCGCTTTCTTGGGGACCGTGTGCAGTGCAAGTTCTAGCTATCCCCATCTTATAGGCGCTGCAATTCGCGTTTTTCCCCACTTCGCAGGTATTTTTACGCCCGGTAGCTGAATCGTATGGCGCTGATTACCGTCCCTGTTGCATCCCTGCGCTAACTCGGATCGACTTTCGTTGTAGGGCTTCACGTCGTCCAACCCTCGGAGGGCACCAGTCCCTCCTACCGTCGGCTTTGCGGCTGACAAAGGTCCGAATCCCAACTGCAAGAGGATTATAGCACATCCTGTTTATTTGTCAACAGGAAAATTCAAATATCTTCGAAAGAAAGCAATTCGTGAATGGTTATCGTTTCCACAAGTATCCCAATGAATAGGAAAAATAGGGCAGCTACGTAATGTCCCAGTATCCAAGCCAAAGGAACCAGTGTCCAGAAAAATACGTAACCGATAGCGATGGCGAAAGCTACAAGCACTAATTTGAAGAACCAATTTATCATACTATCTCCTTCTGATCCGCCCAGTTATTTCAACCAACGCCAGTTTCTTCTATGAATTATATTGCATACTGCTGTGTTTCTAACACCAAAGGTCTACCCATCTATCGTCTCCTGATCTGCCCAGTTCAAACCCCGAGTCACATCAACAGGAATTTTCATACCCGGAATCTCTGGTATTTCAATCTCCATACACTCACGAATCCATTTCTTAACTTCTCTTGGGTCATAGCATGAATCGACTACATATGTCAACTCGTCATGTATTTGCAAAGTAGGAATAAGCCGTGGATGATTCTCAGCGTTAACCATCGCATATTTCGTTATATGCGCTACTGGGTTACTTCCCCACATAGCCGCAGCCGTCTTCAATCTATCTTGTTCATAGCCATAACTAGCTAGTACATATCCCGTGGGTGGCCGCACGCAACGTTCACGCTCAACTTGCTTAGTAATTTTCTTCTGCAATTCCCGCAATAGCGGGAATCCATTGAAATACTTCACCTGCACATCCAATGCTCGCTTGCGATTCTCGTAGGTTGCACTGCCGAATGCACGATTGGCTAGGTTGATTCCGGTGAACGTTACAACCTTTCCAAACACTATCCAATCGTTAAACACGATTCTCGCCCCGGCTGCGATTTCGTTTACAATCTTCGGTCTACGCAACTCCGCTGGCTCGACTAGCTGCAATCCCTCCAGATAATCCGTAGCGTGCGTAACAGACTTCGCCGCTTCGCGTGCATTACCCAATATCCGCGCAAACGGGTCATCCTCTTTTATTCCAATCATATCCCGCATATAGGCGTGGAAGTCTATATTGGGAATCTCCGTATGCCCCGCTAGATGGAGGAAGACTCGGTTCTCGGCATTCTTGAGGTCGGCGCGGTAAAGGTAATATCCATCTGGAGCGATAATAGCTCGCCGGATTTTCTTCCCAAGGGACTCTCCTGTAACGCGATCCTTGCGACGTTTAGCAACGTTCTGAAGATTCGGGTTTGAACAAGCCAGTCTTCCGGTGGAAGTAAAAAATTGCAGGTTGCAATGGATGAATCCGTCAGGGTCAACGTATCCTTCCCATCTATTTTTATCGTAATCGAATCTCCGGGGTGCAAACCAGCGGTCAGGTCCATTTCCTAGCTCCTTGTATTCAAGCAATCTCGCTAATTCTTCGTTGTCCGGGTCATCCTCGCATGCTTCCCGAATCGTTTCTTCTTGGGCGTTGGGAAGCTTGAAACGCTCCATTACCTGCTTGGGAGAGTTTGGATTAAACGAGAACGTCTTCTCCAACTTCTCGCATTCAGTAACGAACTCATCTCGTAACTTACCAATATACGGTACATCTACTAGCACGCCCCGCTCATTCATCTTCGCAAGAACGAGTGCAACGTCACGGTGTAAAGGAATGAGCTTATCAACACCCATGAGAATAGCGCGTTGTAGGATTTTGGGGGCTGCGAGAGCAGGCCAATAGCAATCGTTACCATTGTACTCAAAAGGATTATGGCGAGGACACGGATTACCCAAACTTTCGCACGACTCTCCCCAACAATCTTTCCAATTTGGCGCATCGGTGTATTGCGAGCACATGGTCCAGAGATTCATAAATCCCCGGCCACGTCGCTCTCCCTCCTCGTCATCTGACTTCTTCGTTCCCTTACACAGACTCATATTCGTGAGCCAGTGATAATGGATCGTGTCCATTATTTGCTTGGGGTCGATTCGGATTCCTTCTGCAACTGCCACACCATAATCGGCGCTAAGGAAGTTATGCCCAACAATAATTGCTTGCGGATTTCGGTAGAGAGTTTCAATGAGATAGTGTTTCCCTTCTTCGTGCGGTACAGATACAGTTCTTTCTCCGTCTGAGGCTCCAACAATCGTGGGTCGAGAAGTTCGCATGCTCCATTCCCAGTCCAGAGATAGATACGGCTTGGGGCGAAGCTGAAGTAAATCGCTGGGATTCCGGGAGACGTAGGGCCATTTCTTAGCGACGGAGAACATTTAGCTATTATCTTTTGCCAGAGAGTCATTGTCAACCATATTCGTTTCTACGCGCTTGAGTTTAAGGGCACAGGGGGACGCCGTCGATGTTGGCTCGTGCCCACCGAGTCGTGCTCCCACGTTGCTCGGATTTTGTACCGCCGCACGACGACGCCCCATTGTGCCCTTAAACTCACGACATTCAAGCTTTAGGCATTGCTTCCAAAGCTTCAACTAACTTCTTCGTAGCCTGTGCCGCCTCTCCAATTCCCGCCGGATCGGAGAGAGTAATTGTCTCGTCATAATCCTCCACCATATCGTGGATAGCGGAAGCGAGGATAAGCTCTAATGCCAGAATAACCTTGTAGGTTTCAACTTTGGTATGCGGTTTAATATCGTCAAGGAAGTTCTTCGCCAGTATTGATATCTCATCCTGTGCGCCTTCCTTGACAGCTACTTCCGCGCATTGTTTCAAAGTTATTTTACGAAGGATTTCGTATAGTACTGGATGGTCTTTCATTAAGCTCCGTAGTTGCATGTCAGTTCTCCTTTTCTCCCTTTAAACCATCTACCGATGCCATGATTGATTGCGTGAACAACAGATAGAAAGCCAGAATAACCCGGTAGTTTTCCTGATTATCCGTGAGTCCCTGTAATTGCAAAAGCATATCCTTCGCTAGCTCGGCAATTTTATCCTGCGTCTTTTCCTTGAAAGCAATATCAATACACTCTCCCACCACTGTATCGGTTATGCTTAGAAAAGACTCCTTATCCTTGAATAACATTTTCCCGAATTCTGTATCTTTAGCGTTAGACATTTTTCTTCTCCTTTTTCTGTACCGAATCCGTAAGAGCCATGTACTCCGCGCCGGAAAGCTCGCAATTAATGGACATGCCATGCTCGAATGGGGTAGCGGATGCTAGCAATTTCACGATTACGTCCTTAACCTTAATCTTCTTAGCCTTAACTGCCTTCGCTTTAATGGCCACTTTCATCCCCTCTTTCATCCGATTCGATCTCAGAGTCCCAGTCAGTGAAGTTTCCATCTGGTAATGTCCGCACCATCTCGTTACATTTCCTGCATAGCCCATCCACAATTGCACCACTTTCCCACCGCACAGTACAAGCGGCCTTTCCGCAGATGCAGCATAATCTTTGGCCTTCTCGAATACGCGAATCATTAGTGGCAGCGGCGTCACATCCCGTGCTATTGCCGCCGGGTGGATATTCACCAGATTCACCGTCGCTCCGTATTCGTTCCATCGGTCATATTGCCTGCAACAAGCTTCGGCTTTCTTCTTTACGTCCCCAGTGGGGTATTGAGACTCTCCAAGTTTTGGAGGCAAACACCGCAGTCCATTATCAACGAACACAGACTCACGGCTGATTTGCACAGCACCCAATCCCCAGTTCCAGAGAATTCCTCCAGCTTTGCCAACAACGGGTTGCCCTCGTCGGAGGAATTCATCACTGAGATACGGAAACGCCTTCCGTCTTCTTGCCAGTTCAGCGTCATCAACGGTATAGGTGAGTTCATCTCGACCCGGTGCCTCCAAAAATAAAGCTAACTTTGCTGTCTTCGGATCACCACTACCGAGAACGAAACCCGTTCCTTTCCCGGCCAGTGGGCATCCAATATCGTAACATTGCTTAGGTTGGCCTAGAGGCATCGAACCCCATCTTATCTGACTCGTATTCCTTGACTGACTTAGGCTTCTTGGCCATAATTTTTAGCTTGGCGATGATTGTATCGTACGGCTTATCCAAGCAGCACACGCCGACAATCAATTCGCGCATGAACGCGAGACTCATACCATCCGTATCCTTGAGCCAACGCTCCACGTCGATCTTCCGTACATCCTCTTCCGGCACCCGGCTTTGGATATAAGCAAAACGCATTTCCTTGCTTGGCATGCCAATCTGGATAACCTCGTCAAATCTCCCCGGACGCTTGAGAAAACGCGCCCCGAGATTCTCCGGGAAATTAGTAGTAGCAACATTAACTACGTTACTGATTTGCCGCTCACCATCCAGAATGGATAATAATTCGGAATCACCAAATACCTTCGTAATCTCATCAATATCCTCAAAGATACTGACAATTGGCCGTTCCGGTTCCACCGCACGAATCATTTCCAGTGCATCCGCCGTGTCGCTTGGACGATTACTGTGGATGAATACGATCCCATCCATCGCCACTACATCCCGGCCCAGTAAAATCATAGTACTCGTCTTCCCGCTGCCAGCGGGACCAAATAGCATAACGCCGCGTTTGTATAGCTGTCCCAGTGCCTTGAAGCGATCCTTCTGCTTCCAAAAGTGCTGGATATCACGTAGGACTTGTAGGCTAGCACTATCGGGCATTTCGATTAGCGTATCCGTAACTACGGTAGCCTTGCGAATCGCTAGTCCAATGTTCGGCAATTGAATCCCCTTGTAAATTCCCGCAGGGAGTCCCTTTACCGTTTTGCCGCAAGGGGCGTATGTGTTAGCCGGAAGAACCGTCCACTGCTCCCGGCCAGCCGTTACGGACATTAGAGAATCGAAATCCTCGTCATCGTCTACAATTATACCTGCCTTGCTTCCGGGTATGCGTTTTGCTACAGAAAATGCTCTATCCGGCGCGTTCTCGATTAACTCCTGTGTCTCGGGGTCCATAGGCACTCCGAATATCCTCCGTAAAGTTTCTTCTACTTCTTTAGACAGCCGACGACGTTTTCGTTGCAGGGGCCAAGGTTGCGAGGAAATCATCTACCTGCGCCTCATGTTCCGGGTCGGAATCTACATGCACGTCACCCATAGCACGGTTGAACTTCTCCGTAGCTACGTCGTTACGCGCCTGCATCCGGCTCTGTAGGTCATCTACGTTGATATCCACGCCGCCAGAAACTAACTTCCCCGCTGTAGTAAGGCTGGCCGCAGCTTGTTCCTTGGCCTTACTCTCACGATCCAGACTTTCAAGCCGACGAACATTCGCTACCATTTCCTCATGGCGTGCTTCAAGCTTGGCTACCGCTGCGTCTAGGCCAGCACTAGTCTGCTTCTGCGTCTCAAGTTGAGCGATATTACGATCCAAATCTTGCTGTGCCCGTAGAACTTCGGACGCTTTTAACCGTGCTAGGTCGCTGCGATTCGTGGCAAGGTACTTCGCCGCAGCCACTTTGCCGATATTGATACGAGTTTGCAAGTCGCCCTGTTCACGAGTAAGCGTCCGTATCTGTCCAGCTTGAATCGCGGCTTCGTTCTTTAACCGATCCAACGCATCTTCCAAGTCCCGTACATACTGACGCAATGCCGATGGGCTATTCAAGTCGATAGCCTTGTCCAGCAAATCATGCACGGTACCCAACGTAACCGTTCGCAACTTCTGAATAAATGTACTCACGTTAGTCTCTCCCTCTTAGAATCCGCTACTATCACTGCTGAAACTTGAACTGCTGTCGCTAAAACTTGATCCACTATCAAAACTCGAACTGTCGCTGCTAAACGAATCGCTACTTGAGCTAGAGCTTGAATCACTACTGCTACTATCATAGCTAGAACTATCGCTTGTGAAACTAGGACTATCATCCTGCCGCGACGTAGGATATTCTACTGGAGCATCTTCATGATGATGTTCATGGACGACTTCCTCATCCACAATTACCGGAAGCACGACGGGGGTGTAGATTTGTGTCGGAGGGTAATAATCCGGTTGTGCTGCGCGAGTATATCCCGGTCCTGCGCTGCTACCCCCACTCGCTGCCACTGTCTTATGCTTAGGGGATCGTGATGAGTGGCTCGGTATCGTCGCGCTCTTTGGCGCTGGACTCGGTCCCGGCGCTGCTTTTACCACTACTCCGTCCAATGAAGCAGTAATCGCACGAATGTCTGAGCGAAAGCTTTCATACTTTTCTTCAATCGCTTCGTAGTTACCCTTCGTTAGTCCGTCAGTATTCGGATTACCCTTCTCCGATGCGGCGAATTCAGAATACTCTTCCATAAGCGCGTCATAACGTAACTGCGCTATCTTATTGGGAGTTTCCTCCAGTTTATCCCGCAACGCATTAATCAAATGGATAGTTGAGGATCGCGCCATAATCGCACTCATCTGCGCGTTGTGGGTATCTTCCTCACTAGTTTGACGGCGGGATAGTAGATAATGTATTCCCCACGCCAACCCGCCAAGGGAACCGAGAATTAGCAATAAATAACCAAAATGCCACAGTCCCGTATAGTCAACAGCGGCATAGGTCGTCGTACTCACCGCCGGATGTAGCGCCTCATCCTTAGCCGCAGCGAGACGCTTGGCAATCTGTTCCAGTCCCAGTGTCAACCCAATAGCCCATTCTCCCTGCCGGAAACTTGGAGCCATAAAGTCCATACGAATGCGCGTGGAATGACTATCCAGCGCCTTCTTCCACTGACTACCGTAATAAATACCCATCTTCCGCGTGTCCGGGGCCAGCCCAGCCACAATTAGCGTACTCTTCGGTCCCCCGTTAATCGCTTGCCACGATGGGCACTCCTTCACCCACTGGTTCACCATAACATCCAAATTCTCAATCTTACCCTCGGCAATGACAACGTGCGTCTCTGCGCCCTCGGCGTTCACTGTCTGCGCTGCCTTCACTACACGTTCATTCTCAGAAGTTTTCAATACCCCGTCACTACCAACAACAACCTTCGCGCAAGGATCAATTCGCATACCTTGGCCGTAGGCTACATACGCCCATCCTAATAGAATCGTTCCCGCAATCAACGCTCTTTTGCCACCGCTATTTATATTTCCCATATCCCTCTCCTCGTAATTTCGACGTAAAAATAGGGAAGCCTACACACACGGAGACTTCCCTATCGGCGGAGCAGCCTACCTCCGAACGGAGGATACCTTTATTCCCAACTCTTGCGCAGCCCTTTGAAGCGCTTTGGATTCGTAGCTTCACTGATATCCAGAATGCGCTTTACCCGCAACATATCCGCATATTGCGGCTCGGCATTCGCTTCAGTACCACGAGGAAATACAACCTGTGCCCCGGTAATGGCCGAGTTAAGCGCCGATACGTATTCCGTAAACGTATTCACGGGTTGAATCTGCGACACCAACCCCTGCCGGATACCAATACCGAAAAGCTGTTCCAGTTCCGCATCGTGCTTTTCGTTACGAATCGTCCTTGCGTACTGTTGCTGTTGATTGCCCTTTTGTTTGGTCTTTCCGGTAACTTCGTCCAGCACCGTAGTTCCCAGTGGCAGGGTATTCGGATCAACCTTCACATTTTCCACGAACCCCTTCGGAACGAACACACGATAATTTGTCGTGAATCCTTCATCCAAAGAAGTAAGAGCAATGTCAATCGCAACCGCACCCGAATCAAACACCTTGCTCGTCACACCGTCAACCCGCCCACGGTGAACATCGCCCTGTGGCGCAGGTTTTGCAATGGATGGAGTATCAGGAAATAGAGCCTCCAAGCCAGTCGTTACTGCATTATCTTGTGTCAAATTACTCACCTTACTACCTCCGTTAATTTACTTACTTTACATTCAATGGTGGCCTGCCACGCTTGCCTGTTTCCCACGCTTTCAGCCCCAAACTCGTTCTCTTTCTTAACCGATCCTTATCCAAATGAAACTGGCACGAATTATCGCTGCCGGGTGCTCTTGGGCGTCCACAGCGCATGCAGTTTCCTAAGCCTAATTGTTTCTTCTCCCATCGTCTCCGCGCATCCACTAGACCTTACCCGCTCGCACCTTCTCCCAAAGAAGTCGCAAGTCCGCAGGTTCCGTTGGTTTAATGATGCCCTTTCCGACTAGTTCTTCCGGTATCTTATTGCGTGCGAAACGGACTATCTGATACGGAGTGTCCTTACCTTTATCATCCTTCTTGATGAAAGCTTCGCGGCTAGTTTCGGTAATTAGATGCCGCGCATTCGCGTTGATCTTGCGGATATTCAGCACGAATTCAAAATCCGCTGCGAGCATATTGCTCATAGCTGGAGGAAGGTCAGGGCTAATACGAATCTCATTCCCCGTTTCCCAGCTACGCTCCAACGCGGTTACGATGAGATTCATTGGTTTCGTCAACGCCGATAACTGAATCATATCCCGCAGGTCATCCTTACTACCCTTGCTTACCTTACGAATATCCTTTACTTCCGCCCCGGCGTCGTTGAAGGAATTGTCATCATTCAACATATCCTTCACTTGCGTAATGTCGTCAATGATGAGTGTTCGATCCGGTAAATTAGCCCATTCCGGCCAGATAGCCTCGGGGTACATGACAGCATAACGGAAGTTCTCTACCGTGTTAGCGTGGAATGCTTCATATTTTTTCTTGCGTAGTGGGTCGAGTTGCTCCTTCTGGCGGGTGAGGATAATGCGCGTATTCTCGGGAGTGCCGAATTTAGCCGCACAGACTGACTTACCCGAATCTACTTCACCATATAGAAAGCAACGGAAATAAGGTGTCGTAATCTCCCCCGTATTGAACTTTTGCTTCTGTAGTTTATCGAGTATAGCCGTAGGAATACTGCGTGCCGCAGCCGCATTTACTCCCGCTACCAACGATACTTGGGTAGGTTTAGCTGTATCTTTCGCTATCTGCGCTTGCTTCATCAATTCCAGTGTTTCCGACATTATCCCTCACTGTGGAAAGAATTATAGCAAAGATTCGTTTCAGCGTCAAGGGGAAAATACGCTAATAACCCCTTAAATTCCAATCGAAACGGTGTGCCCAGTGGTAACGATGGCAACGCTTGTAGAGCCAGAACAGGAAATCCGGTCCCCATATTGCGCCTAGAAACCATAGAGTATATAGAATCAATCCCACTTTCACCTAACCTTGAAGCAGGAAGATGAATCCGGGCACCATTGATGCCACCATCCATACGTAGCAACGGGGTAGCATTTCTCACTCCCAAAATTAGAGGGCCAGAGCGTATCCTGCCCCGGCCCCGATTGTATACTTTATCAAGTATAAGTTGTTCGTAGCATTAATTCGTGCGCCCTATTAGTCCCCATGGATTTCAGGTTGAATACCGATGCTCTACCACTAAGCTACCCGCGACAAGAAGATTCCCCAAGAACCCTCTTGGATCGCGGGACGGGATTTGAACCCGCGTCCTCGGTTGTTATATTCCCACGCGACTACTGGTTGCCACTGCTACATGAATCTTCGGGGTAAAAGCCTGATGGCGTAAGCCTGAGTCTAATCAATTACCCTGAAGTTGGAACAGGGGTAGTGTACCCCCGCCCCGAAAATTTGCTACTCTCCTACGGAGCAGAGTGAGTAGCTGCTATCATCGCGCATTCGATAGCGTGTTGCGGCCCCGTTCGGATCGTTTACTTACCCAACGGCTCCAGCACAAACTCCAGCAACTTCTTGCCAATTCTGTACTTGGTTACGTCCAAGTCCAACTCATTAGCCCGTGCCCGTGCCTTCTTAACCGCACGCAGCAATACTTCGCAACGTTCGATTAAGTCACCCTTTTGGGCTGGAGTCAGCAATGCACTCCATTCCTGTTCCTGAATCGTGCCTACAGCCACGTCTTCAGTTACAAGCTGAGTCTGCGCTGGGTGCTTCTCCGTCGCCGGGTATAGCACGAGAGGTTTATTTACCTTCTTAGTGCGGTTCTTCAGTACTTCCCGCGCACGGAAGATACCGGATTCGCGGTTCGTATCCTGCGTGAAACCCTTGGCCGGATCAAGCGTAGGAACCGTCACCAGTAACTCATGGAACTTCTGCAAGTGCTTTTCCAGTTGAAGCAAACTGGTAGCCGGGACGCTCTCGGCCAGTGTATCACCGTCTTCAGTGACGATATCAGCCTTAGCTTCCGTGTTCGCAATGTCAATCTGGTGCCCAATGTCGATATCCTTAGACAGAATTGAGCTAATCCACGTCAGTTCCTTCTGCACAGTGGATTGAATGTCCGATTGCGCTTCCGTAACCGGAGCGATACCCTCTTCATTGGACTTGAACGTAACAAGCTTCTGCTCGAAAAGATGACGCTTGTTTCCAAACGTAGTCATCAAATCTGCGCGAGTCTTGTTCGCCTGATTCTCCTGATTCGTGCTTACTGCCAGTAATTCATGCAACTTTGCCATTACTTTACCCTCTCCTTCATTCCGCGATTTTTCAGAACTTGGTTAATATCTTCCACTAATTCCTTATACTGTGCTTTGGCTCCCTTTGTATACATCGACGCACCAGTAAAAATAGTTTCTGCCTCCGCTTCATTAAAACCCAGTATCTTAGCCGCTTTCTCGTGTGTGCCGTCCTTCATTAGTCCGGCTTCGGCGTAGCTCGTATCATTAGCGGTAAACAATTTATTCCAGTTCTTCTTCGGTGTATTCAACAACACAGTCCACCCAGCGAGACACGCTTTCGTTCCACAGGCGGGGAAATTTTTATATTCGGCAGCCGAAGGAGTATTCTCCAACACTCCATAGGTCGCCATATCCAGCCTACGCATATCCCCGCGAACATGCTTCAATACCCGCTTGATTTCCTTAACGTTGATTTCCTTCATTATCCCTCTCCTCAACTTTCGGAATTATACCAAAAACGTGAATTGGTGTTAATAGAAAAATTAAATTTCTATCTCCATACAAGGATTTTCCCGCATCTTGTACGTCCGATCTACGGAGGAAACGTTATAGTGAATTGTCTCCTCAACTTTCCTCTTTCCATACGCCTCATGTATATGCCCAAAGAAATGATGCTTCGGTGGTTCCTTCATTTCCTTGAAACGCATCATTAAATCGTGGCATCCAGCATAGTCACCTTCCAATGTCTTATCCAATATCCTGTTCGCAGGACCATGCGTAATCAATACATCCAACCCTTCCGGTATCTGCTCCCATATTTCCTTACCCTCGGCATGGTCATAACTAAACTTCCAGAAGTCGGAGCTAAAGAATGGTGTATAGGGACTTCCCCAAAATTTCTTGCCGTCAATTTCAATTCCAGTATTCAGTAGATACGTTGCGTTTGTTAAACGTTCCTTCCCGAATGCCAATGCATGCATCGGGTCAATATCGAAACTTCTATCATGGTTCCCAGCAACCACAATCTTATGCTTATGGGGCAACATTCCAAGCCATAGATTGAACGCATCCACCCATTGCGGCTCACCAATCATGGTGAAATCTCCGGCGTGGATAAACACGTCTCCCTCCGGCACTTTCAATCCCCAATGCTTCTCGTGCGTATCGCTAGTGGCTACAATTTTCAAAATGATCCATTCCTCTTACTTATAGTTAACCCAATAGTACTATTAATAGGCATATATAATCTAGTAATTCTCTCCAACTTATGATGCCCATGCTTGTGAAATTCCCAAGCAACAAACTCCTGTCCCACTACTCCCAAGCCAATATATAACGCAATCATTGGACAATGTTGCGTCGGCAACCACTCTTCCCGAAATCCATTACTTAGTCCGTGACACGTCTGTACCGTATCGAATGTAGCTCCAGCAATACTCATTGCCAACATTGCTTTCGCAGGTCTGTCGTAGAAACGATGGATCGGCGCGGGTTGCTTCGGCACTGGAGCATCCGGCACTTGAGTCAATACCATTGCCGCGTTAAGAATGAATACAGGTAGCATTTAATCTCTTCCCCAATTCCAAATCTCTTCCGCGAGTTCCCAATATTCTCCGGGAAGCGATTGCATTTCACTGAAGAAAGGTTTTAATTCCCACGGCTTCCATAGCAGTAAGTATCCACCCCGTAGTATAATCGTCGCAAGTACTAAAGCTGTCGCTAGTATCCATGCTCCCAAAATAATTAATATTTTTATCATTTCTCCCCCATATTGAACGCTGCTAATCCAGCGTGAAAACAACTCCCAACCTCCAACTCATAACTTGCTTCCCCCAACACATGGCCCCCGTACTCAATCCTGCCCTTTTCGAGACACCGTGAATAAGTCTGATATGCACTCTGGCTCAATACCACCAATTCAGGATCATTAATATCCAATCCCAATAACTCACATACCTTATACCCCGGATCGGGACTAGCCGCATCCTTGTGCTGCCAACTAACGGGAGTAATCGGCGGATGCAAATGAACCTTACACCGTGTCTCGTAATGCTCACATACTCGGTTATATGCTTTACACTGATATCCCGTCATCATCCACGGAGTTACGTTGAGTTTATGGGCACCCCGGAGGGAGCTGGCCATGACTAGCAACGCGCTCTCCGTAGCCTGCAATACTCCGTTGGGGAATGCGAACGTACCCTTCGCCGGGTTACTGGGCCAAATCTGTGGTGGCGTACTCTTTACCGCTGCACGAACTAGAATACGCGGCTCGCCTGCTTGCTCTAATGTCTTCCACTCCTCATCCAATAGAAACTTCCCCTTCTTCGCCCCTAGTGCATAAGTAGATAACTGTACTCCTTGGCTAATCTCCGCGAGCCAATCATCTTCCGTATCCCCGAGATATGGCGTGCCGTCTTTCTTTATCTTCGGTGCACGACGGGTCTTCCATTCCGAAAAAAGATATCCAAATTTATCCCGAGAAATTTTATCTATGACTCCAACGATAATTGTCTTCGGTTCTAGTTGTATATGCCACAGCACTTCCACGCCAACCGTTTCCAAATCTGTATCCGGCCAAGTAGATGCCTTATCTATCCACGCCCCGCACAATCTCGCAGCTTCTTCCTTCGCCACCGCACCCACTGGACAATTCACAATTGCCTGAATAACTTTATCTACTTGCATCCATTTATCCTTTGTGCTATAGTGCAGATATCCTCAAGTTGCGGCACTCCCTCCCGCAACGAATTGGGGGCTGGCGGTTTCACTCCTCCTTCACCGCTGGCCCCTACCTTCTCAAATTCCCATACACTTTCCGGCGGTAGGATCGTAATTATGGTTTTCCTTTTCTTGTCATATAGAATCTTCATCGTGCGTGCTTCAAACTCGATCTCCCACCCCACAACCCTCGCACTCTGTCTACCAAGAAACCGCCCGTTCCCGGACTGGATCGCTTTCACCAGCTTCCTCCGCGCTTCCTTCGTTATCTTTATCCCGAAACGTTCCAGCGCTCGCTTTCTCGCGTGACATTGTAGAGACTGCTTCTTGTTCATCTTGAAACGCTTCATAGCTCTCCTCCCAACAATCCAGACACATAGCTACCGGAGCTAGATTGCACTCATACTCCGTGCAATCGTAACTATGCTGGCATGTATCGCAATAATGCTCGTGCCATCCGTAAGGCATAAATTATCCCTCAGTGCAAGATTCCGCAACGGGTAAGACCAACTATCGTTCCAAATGCAATAACTCCCCAAAATCCAATAATTGGTAGTTCCCAACTATCGAAATTGTAGTGTGTTTTCTGATTCAAAAATTCTACAAGTTTAAAATTAAGCCAAACGAATCCTAGTATTAAACTAGCTCCGACTACAGAGATTCCCCATCCCTCCAACAAACATTTTAATATATGCATCTTAATTCACCCTTCCATCCCTCGTCGATTGCAACCCAATAAACCTGTGCCACGTATGCGTGCGCCCGTGCCCATCCCTGCACGTACCGGAACATACCAGCATCGCACGCTGCTCACTCTTCTCCGGTACAATTTGTAGCCCGTAATATCGCGTCTTGCGGCAAACCTCACACACCCATACCTGACGATCCTGAATGTAATAATCTGTTTCCTTGAATTTAGCGACTGGCAATACCGGACGGCTCATACTTCCTCCCCCTGAAAAATAACCCCACTGGGAAGCGCCAGCCACACAATGGGGTCAATTTTGGATACAGATTACATAGAGTTCTCTGTGTTTAGCGGCCACAGTCCGCAATTTTAATACCCGCGAATTGTAACACCGATTGCGGGGAAAATCAATAGTTTTCTAGCTTCGAAGCTGGACGCACTGTAGGTATGTACGGGTATTCGTACATTGGAATCGGATTTAGCTGTATCCACGGAGAATTTGTGATAGTGGCTGCTGGCTTCGGCACTAGAAACCTAAAATCCTTGGAGAAAGTAAATCCATGCTCAAAGCCACTTCGAACGTACAGCTTATCCTGTTGACTAATAATATTGCCACTACCCCATACAAAGTCACCCTTATCGGGACTGTCAATTGTCACTTGTAAATACTTCTTCTCGATAACTCGATTAAACTGATTCCAATCCTTCTGTGCATCCTGCAAATCCTCCCACTTCGCCATAGCCTGTTTCGCGTCGGCATCGGATAGTTGCACCACGATTGCATTCTGTGCTACCAACGCGCAGATTGATATACTAAATAGTAATGTCCCAATAATAGCTCTCTTCATTTTCTCTCCTTTTTACGATCCCTTACGCCTGCGTTATATCCCCTTATGTACGCTTCTCTACGAGATTCGGTAGGAGGAGCATTAGGAAAACATTTTGGGCATGCGGGATTTTTGGAATCTTCCTTACAGATACATTTTTGCTCCCCTGCCAGCTTCTCTGCGCCCGGCTCAGCTAATTCTTCACCGAAGCATTGCTCGCAAATAGAGACATTGCGTGTAGCAGGTTGTCCGTTTTCACCGTCGCAGGTAAAGCAAACCGTTCCAGTATGGTTTCTGGATTGGCGCTCGTCTGCAATAACTTCCAGCACGTTCTGCCTTGCCATCGCTAAGACATGCCCAACCTCGCAGTGGCAGAATCCACACTTCGCGCAATGGCCGTCTTTTGCTGGACGATGCTGCTCAGCTTCGTAGAAGGCAATTTGAATCCGTTCCTGCAGCGGCTCCTCAAACTGGCTAGGGCCAACAGTTTCTAATCTTCGCTCTCCGTCGCCAACAATTTCTCGTGTCTTTTCTCCAGTGCCGAGATTCACACTATTAAAATCGCCTTGAATTTTCATGACCAGATATGCTCCGTAACCGATAACTCTTCTTTAGGGGCCAACATCGAATCTAACGTCCATTGGGCATCTGCTTTGCTATAAAAACGCGCCGCTAAGAGCGAGTCTTTTGTCCATGTGCGGCCAGTGAACCATTCCGGCCCATTTCGTTCAATAAGCCAACCAGTCTGGCGCAGCGGCTCCTCAAACGTTGCCACGCGATGCCAGTAGAGACGGCTTGCTGGGGCCGTAACGCGAGCACGCAATTCGCAAATCACGCATATTTTGTTCTCCGGGTCGTAGTACACATCGTGGCGACGGCAAACTAGCTCTTCTCGCTTCGTAGCATCGTCTCCACGGTCTAAGCCGATCGTTCCTCCCACGGAAGGCCCCTCGCTGGAGGCAAGGGCGGCTATTCTGTACCCACTCAATTTAACAGCAGCGTCCTTTTGGGCAGCATCGAGTTCCGTCCAGGCTGAGTAGGCTTCTGCGTCTTTCGACGGACTGTGCTCAAACAGAGTTTTGCCGTCCTTCACTCTGCCTAACGACTTCACCGCAACGCTTAGGCGCTCCAGTGACCTCGCCAAATTCAGCATAATCCGCTCTCGCATTCGTTCAGTCTCCATTAGC